AGTCGTCGTCACACCCTGAAGGAACGTGCGGCCAGCGTCTGCAGCAGCTGTACCAGAGTACGCTACAACTTCTGGACCCGTATCGAGAGCAGCCGTGTAGAGGTTAGCAGCAGCGATCTTATTGTTAACGGTTGTCAGGTCAGAGCCTACAGCGCCGTCCAGAATGTTGATAGCAATCGTGTTGATCGTCTGACGGCCAGTTGCGAGCTGGTTTGCGAAGAAGTTCAGACCCGTGATGTCAGCATCGCGACCGAACAGCGACTGGTAGATCGAGTTGATGATCTGCAGGTTGTTCTGGCCAGCAAAACGAGCCTGATACTCAGCCGTACCGGACAGGTTAGCAATTGCGTTGAGGTTCGCACCATTGTTGGTGATGGAGTTGAAGTACGCAAGACCAGTCGGGTCAGCCGGACGGCCGAACAGCGCGACATATACGCCCTGGATGGTAGCCATTGTAGAATTCCTCTCGAGATTGGAACGACCAATGTTTCGGTCGGTGACGATAGCTATCCTCACTTTCGCTGTACGTCAAGCAGATGCTATACAAAAAAATTGAAATCGTAACAGGCAATGCAAGTGTGGTTTGCATCATATCGCAACAGCTTCTGCCACATTTTCGCTATTTTATATGCGCATTAGACCTAGAAACAAGCGTTTCACGAACTTGTTCCGATGCTATTGTCATTAATGTGCTTTACAGTTGGATGCATTTCGCTTTATAGAGTGATTAAGTGACCACTTGAAGCGTCAAGTCGCTGTACCAGGAGCAATAGCATGTATGCCCCCGCCGCCACATCCTTAAGCCGTGACGAATTAGTCACCCTTCGCCGTGAATGCGGCAATTGGCTCAAGGAAAAACGTGAGGCTGCCGGGCTATCGCAGCGAGGCCTCGCACAGAAGGTCGGGATTGAATTCTATACCTTTATATCACAGATAGAATCCGGACGTGGACGTGTTCCGCCTGAGCGGTTCGAGGCATATGCAAAAGGTCTGAATCTCGATCCTAAAGAGTTTGCGATGACGATGATGCGCTATAATGAGCCCGTCGTTTTCGCGTTGCTGTTTCCTGAAGAAGAGAAAACTGTTGTTCAGGCTCCTAAGGTGGTAAGTGAGCAGCCCACTGTGACTGATCTGGAGAAGCGGATCGCGCAGCTCGAACGATTGCTCCTGAAGGATTAATCTGCTGAAGTCATCCCTTTCGATTGACTGGCTGGCAGAGTTGACTGAGGCCTTACACAGGGACCTCACAGTGGGCGAGTTGAGCAAAAAGCTTGGGGTCACTCGGACAGCCATACATAAACACGAGCATAGAACAGGTGTTCGCCTCAGGCGGATTCACAAACCTGTGCCGCATAAAGGAAATTCTTTAGGCATTAATTGGCCTGCGGTTTTGCGAGAAGCACAAGAAGCAAGAACCAGCACAACCGCTCTCGCATCGTCCTTAGGTGTTACTCTTGGGGCCGTTCTTGCCGCAGAAGATCGGACTGGCATCTTTCTGAAACGCCGTCATCCTAATAAGTATCGTCTTGGCGGTTTTAGAAACGTGGAAGACAATACCTGATTCGTAGGACCTAATTCGTAGATCGCTGCAAAGGGGGGCCTATGGCGCGCGATCAGGAACGGAACCAGCTTATCTATCAGCTCCACAAGGAAGGCTTGAGCTTTTCCCGGATCGGGCAAAGATTTGCCATCAGCTCTACGCGGGCTCGGATGATTTTCAAGAAAGTGGAAGACGATCTGGCTAGGCCCCCGCTTCCGTCCGGAATTTCTTTCAAAACCGCCTACCTTTTCGAGCGCGCCTTCGGTCACTGGCCGTCTGACGAAAACGCTTTCCTGATTGCGGAACGCGAAAGGGAATGGCTGCGCGCAAGCGGCATCCAGTTGCGCAATATCGCGGAAATCAAGGCATGGCTCCAGCGCGTTCTGTCAGGCGACATTAAAGCCTACTGAAGGTTCTCGGTTTCTGCGCCTCTACATCAATCAATTTTGTTGATGGCCTTGGAATACCGTTCTAACCGGATCTCGCCTTAAATCCTCATAAGCCCATACAGCGTTATCCGCATACGCTGTTGCGGCTGTCTCATTCAGTTGGTGCCGACCGAAACGCAGCTTCAAGCGTTTCGGAACCGCTGCAGGGGAGCGTAAGCGAGCCGAACGGCAGCGACCGCTTCTTTAAAGAGATATCTAGATCCGGGTTCTGTCTGTTGAACGGACTCACGCTCACCCAACAAATCGAGGAACATTGCAGCTTGCCGTCCTGCAAAGGTTGGCATCTCTGCAAGGGCTCTCAGTCCTTCCGCTGAATAGGTCTCCAGGGCATGGCGAGCTTCGGCCTGGAGCCGTTCGAGATCCGCTTGCGCGCGATCTTCTGGAACGGGGGAGGGCTTTCCGTACTTGCCCAAAGCCTCTTGCCCGCGCCTTGGCATCATGAGGCGGTAGGCATTGCTTGTCTGCTGCACCTGAGGACCGGCGCCCTCATTGTCTGTCGGGACATATCGGCGTAGCCAGTCGACAAAACCATGCGAGCGAAGCGCATTCAGGGCTCGCACGATCGCATCGCGCGATCGGCGCAACCTGTTCATCATCGTAGCAATAGACGGTTCCAGGCGCCCTGTCTTGAAGTCCACCAGATTGACCAGCAGTTCAAGCACCTCGATAGCGACTGCGCCAAGAGGCCCGGTGCGTTTGCCTGGCTCTTTGTTGAAAATCTCGTAGCGTTTGGCGGCCAGCAAGATCTGTTTTGTGTCCAGCCGTTTTATGGGCTTCCAGAAGCCGCCTTCACAATAGTTTTTCAGGCGCGAATTCCGGCGCAAGGGCGCGCCCGTGCGGTGACCGCGCCCGTTGGGGAGCGCCGCACTCATTTTCTCAAACATAGGTCCATCCTCGTTTGTCGAGGGCATGGATCGGCAAAAATCTTCACGTTCCCGCAAGAGACCATCTTGCAGGTTTGGTCAGACTGGACTATGTTGAGAACCAGAGATTGCCTCAACATAGATTTGTTGATCCAAAAACCCCGCCGCTACCAACGGCGGGGTTTTTCTTTATGCCCTCATGTTTTCAATGTAAGCCCTCACAGCTTCCTCGATCAGCGGCGCACGTGATGATACGCCGCGTTCTTCCTTGAGCCGGTCGAGCTGCTCAACAGTCTCGGCCGACATAAATGTGGTGACTGACACCTGCCCAGCAGCTCTAAGCCTTGCTCGATGATCAGCTACGCCTTTACGGATCTTTTCAGGTGCACGTTTTCTCATGTTTACATGTAACACATGGTGTGGACGATTCTGCAACCATAATATTTCAGGTGCTGCTATCTAGCCTTCATTTTTCAAGACGAACATTCCTCGGCTGCGAAATATGCAGGCCGACGCTGCAATTCGTCCTGAATAAATGCCTCCGCAAACAGGGGGTATCTCTTTTCAATGCGGCGGCGCAGATTTCGCAGTCGTGCTCGTGCCTTGGCCTCACGGCTCCAGCGACGGATGGGCTTTTGCGTTACCAGTTCCCAGCCGATGGAGTATCCAGATCCCGGCACAAAAATATCCATGATTTCTTTTGGACATGGCTCTCCACGCGGAACCAGAATCGCCTTCAAGACCCGTGGCCCTGGTGGAGCAATGTCTGGCCGTCGCCAGGCAAGGGTATAGCGCGCCATATCCGTCATTGCTCTGCACCGTGCTTTCTCAGCTTCCTCGCACGGTGCTTCAATTCGGCCACCGCAAGCATTGCAGGTTTGACGCCCGGATCCGCGTTATCGAAATCAAACCCGAACCGACCGCCCAGGTGTGGCAGCATCTCGCGCGGAATCAGCTTCCAGTTAGTCGGGTCCGTGTTCTGCCGGTTGCCGTCCAGCACCTTCAGGCACATCCCTTCTGGAACAGGACCATTCTTCTGTTCCCACAGATACCTGTGTTTCAGGACGTAACGACGCTCATAACCGGTGTGAGGGTTAGGCTCGTCAATGCTGATTTCCACATATCCGTCCTTGGACACACGTTCGTGGCCGAGGTATCTAGTGTTGTGGGGAAGGCTGCCAGACTTGAACTGCGTGCGCCTTGCATTGGGATGGCGCCCACCAGTTCCCGGAGCGCAAGGGACGCCCTTGTTGACTGGCACGTGGCCTTTGGCAAACTGACCTGTGCGACCGGTTTTCCAGCCTTTCCTCTTGCGCAAAGCATGAAGGTTTGCAGGTGTTACATCCAGTCTCTGGAACCGCTGGGAGAATGCCGCATGAAACTCTGCGATAGGCAGGAAGCGGTTGGCATGTAGCCAGGCCATTTCCTCTTCCGTATAAAGGATCTTGCTGCCCTTCATTTCTCGCTCCCGTCCGGTATTGCTTTCACATCCAGCGTCTCGGACTGGCGAAAGATGGTTGGAAGCATCGGTTTGAAACGATCACCGTGATTGGCAACCAGCGTGGCAGCTTTCAGCGACAGGTCCGAGTTGCGGATGAGCTGTTCGCTCACAGCGACGATCGCATCCGTGCGTTTGACCTCACTATCGATCTGTTCGGCCGTCAGCTTTTCGTCGCTCAGCCGCTCGAGCTGCATGAACAGATGATTGTTCAGGTCGATCAGTCTGTTTTTCATGGTGACCTCAATGTAACGGGGGCTGGGGCAGGGATGCGAAGATGAAGGACGCCGCGATCAAACCAGCGCCTGTGACGAAAGCGGCAATGGAGAGAAGCGTCGACCAAGCTATTTTGCGCCGAGGCAACTTCATGCGGCCTTCCCACTCGATGTCTCTGTTCCATGTTCTGTGTCATGCGCCAGCCTCTTCCGCGGGATCAAAATGCCAACCATCAAAATTGCCCACCTGCGCGAGCAGGGCCAAGACATCATCATCGTTCCTCTGGACAGGCGATTTGACTTTGCTTCCGATCGTGACCAGCAAGCGACGGTAAGAGAGATCCGGATTGCAGCAGCCAGCGCCGGACTTGCGGGGACAGTGGCAGTGATCTGGAAAAGCGGTTCACGGATGAAGTTCATCGCCCCGTTACCGTGGCATCAGTTTTTTCGCAGGATCGACATCGACCACGTCTATCGAAACCTTAACCGGTCCCTGAGCTGGTAGCGTGGATATCGCACTCAGATTGTCGCGGAGAACTTTGCTCTGCCTGGCTGACAGCGGACCGCTTTCTCCTCCGGTCCCCTGAGAATACGTTTCGTTTTCTGATCTGGACTGCATGATGAAACCTACCCGACTAGGAAAATACTCGTGGCAACGCTCAGTGCGCAGTGCCGACAAGAAGCGCATCGGAGCCTCGAGGGGACGGCGGCTCCAGTTCACTATCCTGTTTGCTGCTTTCGACGATGCCGGCGGTGTAACCTGCTGCCTCCTCAAAAGACCGTAGCAAGCCGAGGCGAGCCTCGCGGTTCTTTACCCGAGCAAATGCACGCGCAAGCCGCATGCCTTCCGTTGAATGCAGGAAGGCAGTGAGATCATCGGTCGGCTGGGTATTTCCGTCAGCGTCCAGGCCCTCGAAGAAGAACTCGACAGGCCTATTGAGTGTGGCGCTGATGTTCATCAGACGGCTCGAACCTACGCGGTTCGTTCCCTTCTCGTATTTCTGGACCTGCTGAAAGGTAATTCCCAAAGCCTCGCCCAGCTTCTCCTGGCTCATCTGGAGGGCCTGACGAGCAAGGCGAATGCGGGAACCGACATGGATATCGATAGGATCTGGCTTCTTGGAATTGGAAGTTGGCATTACATGCTCCTCGCAATATGGCTGGATGAAACCTGCCGATCTGTTTGTGAGGCCGCAGCTGGCGACTGCGGCCGTGACAAGCAGAACGACCGTCACTGGGAGATCTGGCGCACAGAACGCCGGCGCGCGATGCTGGTGGCGGCTGGCGCAAGGCGCAGGACAATGTCTTTCGTCCAACCAAATTCAGAGAGCGTGTCGACATCGACCACGCGGCCATTGAAGGCCAGTTCGCGCATATCGTTGGCCAAGCGCTCTGTGAGGGCCTGCATTCGGCAAGCGCCGGGGGTAGGGTTGGAGTTTGGGGCGGGAGCTTGGGAGAAATGGATCATAATTAACCTCATGATAACAGGCAGATAAGCGGCATCGCCATCCCACAGGCACGGGACGTTGAAAAGCGCGAGAGGCGATGCCTTGGTTACCCGGCTTGGAAACATTGACCCACTCCAACCCGGCTCACAATGGATAGTGGTAAAAATCCTACTTAGCAATAGGTGAGTGGGAAAAATTCTAATTTCCCTGATGAAGGATCACATCTGCCTTTCATAAGGCAACCGAATCAAGACTCGACTTTCTTAAGATATTCTGGTTTTGTTCCACCTTATATGGAGACATGGAGATACGAGTAATGGTTGCCGCTCCTGCTAATCATCCAGACGCAATGCGCCTTGTGGTAGAGCTGGATAGTTTATATGTAGCTTGTGATGATTGTGGTCGGTCTCGCGTGTTAAGACGTTCAAACCTGCGGAAGGCGCCAGAAATCGGCGTCCATAATTATATGCAGCTATGCCACAAGATCCGCTGCAGTGAATGCCCAAGAAAGCCATCTACTCATCGGAATTTGACGCTAAGGCCGTCCTGGGTTGGCGGTGTTACATCTCAAACGGTGGCATGAAAAACGATTTTATGAACGGTGAAAACTTCATTTGTATCGAATGTCATTTCGTTCGGCTCCCCTTCCTCGGGGTTGTGCTGCCACAGTCTAGTCACCTTGGATGATTGCGATCGAAATTCCTTTATGTAGCTATCTGGCGCACCCTCGTCGCTATTAAGGACTTGAACAACCACATCATCCCCTGACCGAACGGGCTCATGGGGGTTAATCCACACGGTCTCTCCGGCCCGAAATCGCGGCTCCATGGATGTCCCGTATACGCGCACCGCGTACGCACCCTCTACGCCTTCCAGCATCGGCGGAACGAAGAGCCTGCCCACTTCGGTTCCATTCATAATGAAGCGACCATTAGGCCCCGCTACAGCTTGGCCCATCAAAGGAATATATCCTTGATTGGAGAACGCTTGATATCTCGGAGGGAAGCTCGCGTTTGACCTTGGTGATTGCGGAGCTTTAGGTTGATCCGTTGCGGACGCATCTAAACCCATCAACTCTTCTTGGCTGAGCTCTAGGGCCATCGCTAGTGCCGCAATTTTATTGGATCTAACTGTTAGTTTTCTGCCTTCAACTATGTCGCGAATATACGTTCGCTCCAGCCCCGCGCGCGTGGCAGCTTCAACAGCACCAAGGCCTAACTCGCTAAGCCGCTTCGCGACGATTTCTTTCAGAGTTTTCATAGAGGGATCATAGGAAATTTCCAACGCTTTAAGCGAGTTGTTTATTTCCGCTTTACGAGTTGAATTATTCCCACTATAAACACCGTTATGGAAGCTCAACTTGCCCATCATCTGTCATCTCTGTCTGATAGGTTTCGTGCTCATCGCGATATGGGTGAGGCGACACTCGGTAGGCACTGTGCAGCCGATGGCAGGTTCTTCAGCCGGATAAAAAGCGGCGCAACTTTTACGGCCCGAAAGTATGATCTCGTTGTGCAGTGGTTCTCAAACCATTGGCCTGATGGCGCCGAATGGCCGCGAGAAGTGCCCCGCCCCAGTCCCTCTAGTCAGATCCCGGAGGCTGCTGAATGATGCCTCTATTGAAGTTCCCCCTGGTGGCTGTTGTTACCAACACTTGTCAGCCAGATCTCTCCTCCGACGATTTGGCTGGTTCTTTATTCCCTGGTCCGTTCGGTCTGAACTGCCGCCTTAAGCACAGGGTTACATCATGCTGCATTGGACTAAGCGCCTTCTCTTTCGCTTGCTGTGCCACCCTCAGCGCAATTCCATGTCGCCCGCGACCTTCGATGAACATCGCCGCGAGGTTAAGGCCGTTTGGGATTGCTCCGAGTTGCTTGGCCGCCTTAATGAACGCCGCTTTTGAGGCTGGCCGCTATCTGTTGCAGAAGGTCCATATAACCTTGCCTTATCCCGGGATGCTGAGGCGCTGCATCCTCAGACGTAAGCTTGCGAAGAATTTCCTTTTTGTTCGGATGGGTTCCCAGGAGCAGCGTAACGATGCGGGAAAGTGCAATGATGTGCCCCGTGGTGTCTTCCTGAAGTTGGATTTGTTCCTCTTCCGTCATTTCTCGTCTCCGTTCAGTGAGGTTTCCACCTACCGACCACGGCTTCATCGAAGTGTCCAGCAGATAAGACTGTCCACTTTCGTCTGTACTCCATCCCCCATTCCGGTCGCCGCAAACCTCCCGGCCGGAATAAGCGCGCCTGCACCTCGTTGCGTGCGCGCGCCTCGGCTCCGCTTTCTCCTCCCAGGCGACCGAGGCACCTTTCCCAGTTCGCGAAGGCCGATCCGCCATCGGTCCCGCGATAGACTGCCGGGCAGTGCCGCTGCCCGGCAGTCTTTGGTTTATGCGTCTCTCATGTCTGGCGTGCGCTCTTGTGTCCCTGTCGACACATTGAAGATGGGCCATTTGCCCCGCTCGATCCATGAGAAATCAACTTTCGCCTTCTCTATCGCGTAACCCAGCTACTGGAGATCCTCGTGCAAAGCGCATTTCATTACCGCCTGAAAGCGGCACAAACGGATTTGATCGAGCGGTGCGGTGGCATCGAGCGCGTTGCAGAAAAGACGGGCTATTCCATCGCGCATGTCGGGCGCTGGAATAACCGGATGACGCCAGACCTTATGCCGCACCTGATCATCCCGGTGCTGGAAGCCGATTGCGGTGAGGCGCTCATCACGTCGATCTTTGCCGAAGCGACAGGACGTACTGTCTCTGATCCTGAAGGTCCGATCGACGAAGACGCATGCATCATGGCAACCACTGCCGATGTGATGACGGCTGCGGCCTCGTTTCAGCGAGAGGCTGCGTTCGCATTCTCAGGCGAAGACTTGAGCCCCGCCACCGCCGACGCAATCGAGAAGAAGGCGAAGCTGCTGCAGCGGGCTGCATCTGCCATTCGCCGCTGCACTGCCGCGATCAAGGCCAAGGGCGGCCTTCGCTCCAAACTCCAAAGCATTCGTAGACGCGATTAGACTTCGAGGAAATTCCGGGGGATGAACAGACGTGCACAATTCCTGGCCTCGCGGGTGAAATGCCCCGCGTGCGGCGCGCCTCGCAAAAGCGAGCGGCGGCCTGAAGTTCGTGCGCGCTTTTCCTGCGGTACCGTGTTCATCATTGAGGACGGTACGATTGCGGTGGTTAAACCTTGCCCCGCTCGGTGCCTTCTGGCCGCTGAACATTGGAACATCCAGACGCGGGAGCTGTCGATATGACCGCTCAAGCGCAGCAGACCACTGCCTATCAGCACCCGCTTCGTCAACGCGAATGCGTTCTGAAGCTGTGGCAGTCTGGTCAACACAGCACGTTCTGCATCGCCCGCGAACTCGATCTCGCTGAGGATGAGGTCTGCCATATCATCCGCCAGGCCGAAGATCGCCAGACGGCTTCCTGCCGGGAGGTTCGCCAATGAGGCAGCACTATCGCCTCTACATTGTGACCGATACCCCTGAGAAAGCGGCGCAGTATTTCTTTGGTCATGGCCTGGCGTATGTCCCGCCTTGGACAAAGATCGTCTCGACGATCAATGAGATTGCGGCGATCCCAGACGGTGCGCGTGCTGTGGGCGTGTGGTTCGTTCCTTTCGATCTGCGGAACGAACGCTGGATCCTGCGCCGCTGTGAAGTGAACATCATTGGCGATCATTTCGAAGTTCTCGATGCCATTCGCCAGTGGCAGGCAAAGGGCGCGGCGACGCCTGAAGAACCCGTCATCGACCATCAATCGCAACCGCTGTCTCCGGAAGCAGAGCCGGAGGCACCGGCTCCCCAATCCCCGCCAGCAATATCCGCAATGCAACAGCCTGCCGCTCCGAGGTGGAAATGACACGTGTCGCCCTGTTCGATTTCAAAGATGTTACGCCTGTCATGTTCCATGCGCTGGCACCGCATCAGCAAACCGAGATGCTGCTTCTGCTGCTTGAAAGAGGCATGTGCTGCACCGACATCGCCTATGTGATCGGCTCCAGCTCCTGCGATGTCGAGCACATCGCTGCCCAGAAGCATGCCGTCACCCTGGGGGCGGTGGATAGGTCGCAAAGAGAGGAAGTGAAGGCTGCGCAAGCGGCGGCGCAAAACATCGGAGTGCCGATCAATGCGGCCAAGGCCCTGCGTTTTTTTATCGAGGAAGGGGGCAGTGTTGTTGTCGTATCGCGCTCGCGGCTGGAAAGCTGTGCCGATCTCGCCAGTGATAGCGCCGAATATGCTGTTGAATGGCTCCTGAAAAACAAGTTCCTGCGCCTGGTCGACGAGCGTAAGCGTGGCCGTGCCTCAAGTTACAGTGTCACGCCCGCCGGACGCCAGATGGCCCTTCGTTTGAGAGAGGGCGAGGCGGCATGATTGGTCTGGATCGCTCTAATCCAAAGCTTGCCGGCAGTTCGGCCATGAGCGGTCCGCTTACCGAAACGCAGGCTCTTGCGTCCATCTTCCTCTGGAATAGCGGGCATTTCGACACCAAAGACATCGCAGATGTTCTGCACGTCAACGAAGACGCCGTCTGCCGCACATTGCATGCATCGCGCGATATCATCCGGAGGGGCGAATGATGCCGGCAGCCTTACAGATGGAAGCATCTTTGCGACCGCTCGTGCTTGAGACGTTTGTCCTATTCCTCAAGGCGCATCACAGACTTGAAAGGGACCTCTTTCAGGACGGTTCCGTCGTCCGATGTGATCTCAAAACGATGTCCGTCGATTACCTCTCCGCTGAGGAGTTTTTCAGCGAGGATTTCGCGCGCGGCCTGGACGGCATCTTCATAAGCATCGCCCAACGCATTGAATTCAGCGCCTTCCTCGTCCTTCTCCAGCACACCGTCTTTTCGGATGTTGAAATAGTATCGCGGCATAAAGGCTCCTATTGCTTTATCTGCGTAACCTCAAAAAAAGCAGTAGGTTCCGGGCTGAGCGTCGGCTTGGTGCCGTCAGCCTGTGGTGTGATAGTGGTCTGTCACAGAGACCATTTTTCTTCGAGCTCCTTTTGCGAAGCTGTTTTCTCTTTGGGGTCCCGCGTCTCAAGACGAGTGGTCACTACAAACCGCTGGCCATGCAATTTTTCGATAATCGCGACCGCTTGGGATGCAGTTGCGACCGTTATTTCTTCACTATCACTTTTGACAGTAAAGCTCATGATGGCCTCCGGCTTGGGTATATCCGAATACTCATCCCGAGTAATCGTTCCATACGTTTTCTCAAGAAAGATTAGCCTTATCTCTCTTAAGATAATCCTAGTGGTATGGATTAGCCGACCTCGTGATAGAGGCTACTGCAGGATTGGTGCAAATTTCGCGGGCAATCCTGAAGAACTCCGCCTTTACATCGTCACAAAATTCAATGCGGCCGTTGTAGCAAGCTGTAGCAATGACTGCTTCAAGCGCAACATCTTGTTGATGCATTTCATCAAGATAGCTTTTGACCAAGGACCGTACAAACGTTCTCAGTTCATTCTCATCATTAGAAATGGGAGATTCGAAAGAAGCCATTGCTTCCTCCCTATCAAGTTAGGCGGAAGCCCTGAGGGCTCACAGCCGTCAGCGCCCGGTGAGTCTGCTGACGATAGGGGTAGTCTACACGCAATTGGGATTAGGTCTAGGGCCATTGGCGGCTCGCTTCTAGCCAGGAGCGAGAGCAAATGAATGCTTTGACTACTTTGCCCGAAACAGCCATTTCCTTAGTGGAAAGCATCAGCCAGGCGCGTGCGCTCTTTGATGCCGGTGATGTCCAGGCAGCCAAGCAGCTTGCAGATCTGGTCTATTCCTCAGTGCGACCTTTATCCGAGGCTGCCGCACGAATGGATATGCGCCAAGCCATGGATGCGTGTTTCCGGATCCAGGCCGATGCGCTTGAACTCGTTTCCCGATCCGAGATCCGGATTGCTGATGAATGGGACCGACTGGCAGCCGAGGGCAAGGTGGCGCGCGGCCGACCGAAGAAAAGCGTTGGAGCCAACGACGCTTTAACCGCCGTCAGTATTGGCCTGCGACGTGACCAGATCCACAGCGCGCGGCGACTGCGCGATCGCGAGGCAAAAGAGCCGGGCTTTATCCGTCGCACGATCGACGATCTGGTTGCGCGTGGAATAGCGCCCAGCAAATCCAGCATTCGTCACGCGATCGGCAACCGCTCCCGCTCAAAAGAAGAGCGTGGCGACAATGCCTATTTCACGCCGGTAGAGGCAATCCGCACATTGCTCTCATTGGAGAGTTTCTCTGGCGTTGTGAAAGAGCCTGCCTGCGGCAAGGCGAATATCTCGACGCCCATGGAAGAGGCTGGCTACCGCGTCCAGATTTCCGACCTGGTCGACTACGGCACCACGACGCTCTCCGGAGACGCGCAGGGCGTCGGCGATTTCCTCCAGTCTGTCGCAGGCGATTCCGAGGGTGTTGATATCGTCACCAACCCTCCCTACGGGAAGGATATCCTGAACAAGTTCGTTTCGCATGCACTTCGCGAACACAAGCCGCAGAAGATGGCGCTGCTGCTCAACAGCACGTTCATGTTCGGCTGTGAGGATGCCGATCGGATCTTCGCGATGGAGGAATGCCCTCCTTCACGTATCTACATTTTCACGCGCAGGCTTCCCATGATGCACCAGCAGGGCTGGGACGGAAACGAGGCCAGCAATCAGATGAACACCGGCTGGTTTGTCTGGGAGCGCAACGAAGATGGCACTTATGGGGGCGGCTATCCTCAGATCATCCGTGTCGACTGGCAAAAGCAGCAATATGCGGCAGCGCTGCCACCTGGTGCATGCGGGCACGTAAGCCCGATGACGTTCCGTCCAAAAGTCGACGATGAATTTGCCCGCGAAACGCCCCGCCGCGAACTGGCTGAACGCGTCGAGGAGGACAGGGCGAGGGCACTGATCTGGATTGCAGAGCGCAACGAGTTCGATGCGGTGTTGCTGCGCAAGGGCCTTGCGGTGCGTACGTTGCTGGCTGAGGCGCTCATCGCTGACCTCGCCGATCGCAGTCTCATCGAACCGATCCACGACAACTACTGGCAAATCACCGAAGCAGGCTGGACTGCGCTCGAGGCGACTGCGGCTGTCTTGCTGACAAGAGGAATAGCGGCATGATGAAGAATGAGAACGCTGGCGCGCATTGCCTTGGCTTTGCGGTTGAAGACATAATTTGGCGTGGGCAGAGGGCGTCGATCGTCGACCAGCGCTTCCCGGTCGGAACGCCCATTACGACTGCAAATCTACTTCTCTCAACACATTCGCAAGCTAACCAGCCTGCCGAACGCGCTCCCAATCATCGGGAGCAAGGGCGGCTTGAAGAACAACGTCAACCTGATCAAGGAATGACATCCACATCGGGCGATGCTCAAACATCGTATCCTCCGGTAAATTGTTCAAGCGGCACAGCGCGCGAGCGGCCAGCTCGCGAGGGGTCTTGTAACGCTTCATCTTTGGAGCGCTCCGGTTCGGTTGATGCCGAACGAGACAATACCACGGTCACCAACGCCCCCGCACCCTCATCACATGTGTCGGGCTTTGATATGCGCAAATTCAGCGCAGAAAACCTAACGCGTTGCACAAGCCCTGACGGGTTCAACCACCCGCTGGAAAGCTGGTCCCTGTCAGATTGGATGACTGCAACCCTTGGCGAGCTTGGTGAAGCAGCCAATGTGCTGAAGAAATTGAACCGCGTTCGGGACGGGATCACCGGCAATAAGGAAACGCCCGAGGATCTAAGCTCCATGCTCGCGGACGAAATTGCTGATGCTTACATTTACATGGACCTTTTCGCCCAAGCGGCAGGCATCGACCTGCCGTCCGCAGTCCGTCGCAAGTTCGACAAGACAAGCGAGAAGATAGGCTATCGTGCACTTGCGACGGAGTGCAAGCCATGAGCACCCCCAGCTATCCCACTTATATCATCACGCAAGAGGCTGGCACGGTCCCACGGCGGAAGGGTCCATTCTTCGGCAAGAAGATGGTCGAGGACTTCCTCCGTGAAGCCTACCGATACAATCCGGACATCATCTGCATTGTCATCGACATGGAGCACGAGGACAACACTTGGTATCCAGAGCATGGGTACGAGTGGCTTGACGTCAATGGCGACGGTCGAAAGCGGCACCCTCGCAAGGATCGGCCTAAGACCCCATCGCCTCAAACGCTTTCGGTTGGCCTGATCGAAGCGGCGAGCAATGTGATCGCGTCTGCCTCGGACACCTACAAAAAGCGGAACGGACACCTCGCTAGCTTCGAAGATGACAGTGGCGAAAAGTGCTGGATCGTGCCTTTCGATGCTTTCGAAGGATTGCGGTCTGCCGTCGAAGCCCTCGCTACGGAGGGCAAGGACAATGGCAAGTGAACGCGAGATTGCCTTCTCCAAATACTGGGAAGGAAAAGAAGGCCGAGAACTAACCGTTGACGTGGTTCGTAACGCCTATTTTGCTGGGTGGAGCGACAGGCCATTGCCTTCTCAACAGCCGCTGACGCGCCCAACATTCCCGATCCTCAACGGGAATGGGGCGTGCGTAGACTACCAACTGGTGGCGGATCATGGTGGCCAGGCCCAGAAGAACCACTATCAGTCCGTCGAGAGGCTGGCCCAGCGGGGTGGTTTGTCCTGGTGCGAACTCCATTCAGTCCTGCATGACCGAGCGTATCAGAAAATGGATCAAAACACGGCGATCATTGAGTGTCGCGCCCTTGAGGCTCGATACCTCGCAGCACTCGTTGCCCCATCGCCCCAAACGAGGGCGAAGGGATGACCGTCCTGGAATTTCTTGCAGATCGACCCGTTCCAGCTCCTGAAGCATGGGGCGTTGCTTGTCCCTGCTGCGGGCAGGCAGTTGCCTGCGAAATGGAGGAGGATACGGACGGCTCCTTTAGCGTCAGCGATCGTGACGGCGATCCCTGCGTGCGATGCGAGCCATGCGGTGTGTTTTTTATCCCCGCCCCTGTCGTCATCAAATCTGGATTGCCATGACAGACGCGGTCACTGAGTTCGTGGAGCGCGCCCGCGCCATCGTTTTCAGCGATGCGGTGGATAGCCTGAGGGTGCCGGAACCCATCAAGGGAAAGCCTGAATACGAAGGCCCATGCCCCCGCTGCGGCGGCAATGACCGCTTCGCAGTCAACCGCAAAAAGGCCGTCTGGATCTGTCGCGGGTGCAGTGCTGGTGGCCGCGATGGAATTAGCCTGGCTGCGCACATTCTGCACCTCGATCTGAAGTCGCGGGCTGGATTCCTGGAGGCGTGCTCGGCCGTGCTTGAGGAACCAATCCCCGATGAAGGCGAACGTGAAACGGATGAAGAGCGCGCAGCGCGCCAGGCGCGCATTGCCGAGGCGCGAGAACGTGCCCAGGCGAACCGTCGCAAAGATGAGGAGCAAACGAATGCCTTCCGCGAAAACGAGATCCGGAAAGCAAGGGGCTTCTGGCTTTACGCCATAGACTGCACGAAGCCGGGGGGTGAAAGCACGCGCGCTATTGACCTGGTGCGCTCATATCTCAAAGCGCGAACAGGTTTCGAGGTGCCGCTAGATTTGTTCACGAACATCCGCGTGCGGGCGAGCTGCGGCTATTACGAAGGCGAGGATGAGTTCGGTCGGCCGATGGAGATCTATAGCGGTCCGGCCATGATCGCGCCGATCGTCGACCCAGCCTACAGCGTCATCGGGTGCCATCTGACCTGGATTGATCTGCGGAATGTGCAGGGCAAATCGCGGCCGACCCTATGGGGGCTGACCAAGAATGGAAAGAAGGCCAACAAACCAGCGCTTGCCGATGCCGGTCGCCAGCGCCCCCCGACCCCCGCTGACATCGAGGCGGGCTTCTATGCGCGGTTGCCGACCAAGAAAATGCGCGGCCGCAAGACTGGTGGGTTTATCCCCTTGATCGGCGAGCCAGAGGCAATCCGGTGGCTCGGCGGTGAAGGTATCGAGAACGTCATCGCCATCGCTGGCGCTGAAGGCTTCCGGCCGGACACATTCTATTTCTCGGCTGGTGACCTGGGCAATCTCTCTGGCCCTGCGGATCCCGATTTCGCCTTCACGCATCCGACGCTGAAATCACAAACCTCGAATGGGCAATGGCGGCGTGTGCGGGTTGCGGGCCCCGTACCCCGTAAGGGCCTCGCGGCCGAGGATGCACTCCAGGTGCCGGTGCATGTTCGGGAACTGCTGCTTGCGGCCGATGGTGACAGCGAACCTGTCTGGACGGCCTCGGCAATGGCCAGAGCACAAGCGCGCCTCGAGCGCGAGGATCTCGAAATCTCAATTCTGTGGCCTCCTGAAGGCCAAGACTTCTCGGGCGCAATCAGCGCCGCGATCGCAGGGGAATGACGTGGGTAAGAAAAAGCAGACGGGGCTTCCAGAAGAGGTCGCGCAGGTTTTGAAGGGCGCGGCAGCGCAGCGGGAAAACTACAAACCGAAAGAGGCCGATGACGAACCGGCCGCAAGTGAGAAGGACACTCTCTCTGATCCTGCTGTGGTGCAATTCTGCGCCGAGCTGGACCACTCCGACACGGATAATGCCAGACGCCTGAAGCTGCATTTCGGCGACGACCTGGTCGTGGTCGCGGAAGAAAAATCAAAGGAGCCGTTGTTCGGCGTGTGGGTAGGTACGCATTGGGATGTCGCCAATGGTCGGCCGCGAGCGGTGGCGATCGCGCAGAAGCTTGGTGACCGGATCGGCGAAGAGGCGCTCTACATCAAGCCCACCGAAGGCCAGCAAGTCATCCTCGATATGGCCGAACTGGCGCTGAAGAAAAAGGAAGAGGAGCGTTCGGCGCAGGAAAAGAGGCTGATCGTTGCTGCCGAAAAGGTGGCTGAGGCGCATGCGAAGGCCGTCAAACGACGCCTTGACCATGGTGTTAGCTCAAAGAATGTGGCGCGGCTTAACGCAATGCTTGCCTGCATTGCACCGCACATCATGCGCAAGCCCGACGATTTCAATGCCGACAAATGGACGGTTGCCGTCAAGAACGCCACGTTGACCTTCCGCCGTGTCATGGCGAGGAAGCCAAATCCTCGACACAAAAGTATCGAGGAAACCCCCGACGCCCCCGCTCAGATTGAGTACTGCAAGGAATTCCACCTCGATGTCGTCGAGGGTCACAGGCGCGAGGATCTGATCACCTCGGTCGTGCCCATCAAGTACGACCCAAAAGCGACGTGCCCGAACTGGACAGCCTTCATCGATAGCAAACTGCCAGATCCAGATGTGCGAAAGCTTGTCCAGGTCAGCTCGGGCCTCGGCATGCTTGGCATCACGGTCCAGTTCCTGTTCTTCCATTACGGCAACGGAGCAAACGGCAAATCCGTCTACATGGAGACGCTTTGCCGGATGATGGGTGACGCGGCCGTGACGCTGCCTGCCACCAGTATCATGGGCGAGGGCGGCTCCTCTGGCGGTGCCAGCCCTGACATTGTGCGCCTCTATGGCAAGCGATTGCTGCGCGTCAAAGAGTTGCCAGAGGGCGAGCCGCTGCGCGAGAACCTGGTCAAGGAATTGACAGGGGGCGAGGGCATCACGGCGCGTAACCTCTTCTCTGGCTACATGGATTTTGAGCCGAAGTTCATCGCCATGATGTCCGGTAACGGATACCCCAAAATCACCGGCACAGATGACGGGATCTGGCGGCGAATGGCGGTGATCCATTGGCCGCGACAGATTGCGGTTGAGGATCGTCGCGAGTTCCAGGAGGTCGTGGCGTCATTCACGCCGGAGTATCCGGGAATCCTGAACTGGCTGATCGAAGGCGTGAAGATCTATCTTCGCGAGGGCCTCGTCATTCCGGAAGCGGTCAAACAGGCCACGCAAGAATACCGTGATGACATGGATCGCACGGCTTCATTCGTGGCGCGGTGCGTCAAGAAAGACCCTGATGCGCCTCCTGTGTCCGGCAAAGATCTTTACCAGGCGTATTGTGATTTCACGATCGACCAGGGCGGCAAGCCAATGAGTATCACCGCCTTTGGCCGCGAGATGGGCAAGAAATTTGAGAAGGATCGTGACAGCGGCCTGGTCAACTATCGCGGCATCCGATTGACCAATGTCCCGCAGCCCCGCTCGGCCGGTGACCCGCCACCGGGCCGCTTCTCCGCACCACTGCACGAGGACATCCCGGAGGGCTTCCTCTGATGCCCGCATCCCCGCGCCCCTCTTATGGCTTTGCCGGAACTATCCGGTTTCCTCGTAACTGTCTGACAGTTCCGGACAGTTGGCCTGATGGTTCTTCGGATAGTTCGGGGTGGAAATGATGAGCAAAAACAATGGGCGCTGACAGTTCGGATAGTTTTCACGCGCTCTTAGAATGAGGGGTTTGGGGAGGCGAGGAACGATTCAGGTATAAAGCCCGCAATAACTGTCAAAACTATCTAAGCCCCTGAAATAACTATCAATAACTATCCAAAAAACTGTCCTGAAACTGTCAGAACTATCTGAAAGGAACTTCTCATGAAACCAATCTCAATTCAGGACCTGTTGAAATGGGCTTTCACTTTCGAGCTTGGCAAAGTCGGCGCTGGTGACGGCGGATCGTTCTCTGCAGCCTGGCGCTTTACGGAGCGGATGGCGGAGCTGGGAACGATGATTGACCGGACCCCGAATAGCTTTGGCGTCATTCCTGGCTTCGTCGATGATGGTGATCCGCACCCGGATGCGCTTCTGGTCGGCAATGCCGTTCGTGGTTTAGCCGGTTTTGAGTTTGACCTTCCGGAAGATTGGCAACCATTCTCGGATCTCGACGATCCTTATGGTTTGATCGCGCTGGAAGTGGAAAGCGTCGTGAGCGAACTACGCTTATCGCCGGACATGCTTCGCGGTCGCCGCGCGATCGGCATCACGATCTCGGCCGCGCTGCTGGGGAAAGGGCCGGAATGGCGGGTGGCTCGACCTGAATATTCTATCGTATGCGCCAACGGGAAGCCGCGATGGTTTGTGCAAAAGCGCACGAAGGACTGCTTGGGGCGGACATATTGGTGCGAGGTCGATGGTTATGACCGCCGAAAACAGCGCGCAGTTAAGGGCGCTTACCGTAAATACGAGTTGATGCACTCGCTTCGGACTGATGTTCTCAACCGCCTCGAATGGCAGATGTGGCAGACGGCTATTGCTGCTTTGGCGGACGACCTGCGACCGCGTTTGTCAGTGCATCGAATCCATCCGTTTTCAATTGACCTCGAGCCATGGGCAAAAATGCGCAGTTCTGAAGAGGCTGCTTAAATCATTGAAATCATTTGCAATAAAAATCTTCTCCAACCCCCTTTTTTGCGGCAGTCGCTTGACATAGCTTTGAACCATCCCAAAAGGGCACAAGAAAACCCGCCAGCCAAACGCTCGGCGGGTTTGTCGTTTCTAGCGATGGAGGCGGCCATGAACCCGCCGCTGTAATGGCGGCAAACCCTGAGAATGCGAGGTGGGCAATGGCGCTGGAAATCCGGTGGCAAGACATCTCAGGGCTCATTCGAGCCGACAATGCTCTGAAACGGTTGGACAGCCACGCAAAGCACCTGGTGCTCCAGCGTGCGGTCAATCACACTGGTGACAAGGCGCGGACAAAAGTCATTCGCGCTTTGGCAAAGCAGACCGGCCTCCCGTATGGGCTCATCAAGCGAGCCGTTAGGACCGGGCGAGCCTGGGGCGCGGGCGCAGATGCTGAGACCTTCACGGAAGGGCGCGGATCTTTGACCTACACCCTTTCATCCAAGGGCGGTGACATCTCGCTCAAGTACTTCAAGGCCAGAGAAACGCGAGCCGGTGTGACCGCTGCGCCTTTCGGCGTCCGCAAACTGTTCGCGGGCACATTCATGAAGGGTGGCAGGTTCCCTAAGCGTGTCACGGCAAAGCCACTGAACGGTCACGTTTACAATCGGGCCGGAAAGTCGCGGGCGCCACTGGAGTTCAACGATAGCGGCGTCATCATCCCGGCTGAAATGCTGAAGGGTGAGACAGCAAGGGCATTCCTGGACGTGGTCGAAACCGACCTGCCTCCGCGCGTGATCCACGAGATCGAGCGCCTAGTGCCTGGGTTCTTCGATTGATACGGGTCGGGAAGGCGGTTGAGTGACGGGTGAGCCCCTCCCTCGCCCCCTCGATGGGTGTGGCGGATGGGCAACACTACCCCCCCCCCTTGGGTTAGGGACCGTACCCCTTTCCGACCCCCTGCGGCCGGAGAACGGCCCGAAATCCCGCCAGTCTGAGGCTAAAAACGAAGCCTAAACTTCTAAAGACCGGCTAAAAACCTAAAGAAGATCGGTAAAGTCGAATGGAAGCCTCTGTCACCAAGGGCGAATTCGCGGCACTGATCGGCGTCTCGCCCGGCCGCGTGAGCCAATACCTGGCGGAGGGCAAGATCACTGCCGCTTCCCTGCACGGCCATGGCCGGAATGCCCGCATCATCGTTGAGCGCGCCAAAGCAGATCTGCGCATGGGCCTCGACATCAGCCAGCGCATGGGCAATGGGCTCGATACGCGCCTAGACGAGGACGCGGCGTCCCGGCTCGGCCCACTCGGCAGCTATCGCGGTTATAGCGAGGCAGAGGGATCGCAGCCGAAGCCGAAAGAGCTTGATCTGGAAATCAAGCAGCAAAAGCTCGCGCAACTGCAGCGCATCAACCGTAATGCTGCGATTGAGGACATGAAGGCGGCGGGGACGCTGACAGAAACGGAGACCTGCCGCGCTGCTATGGCGAAGCTGGTGACCGAGCTGATCCTGATCTACGAAGGCGGCATGCCTGACATCGCCAACGCATTTGCCGAGGAATTCAAAATTCCACAGCGCGATGTGCTGCACCTGCTGCGCCGAGAGTTCCGGAAGCTGCGCGAAAATGCGGCCGCGAAAGCCAAGAGCAAGGCCGAGAGCCTGCCTGAAACCATTGAAACGGCCATCGAGGTCGAGGAAGCGGAGACACTGAACTGACATGACTTCCATGATTGTCCATACGGCCAATGCTGAGCGCCTGGCCTGTGACGTCATGGCCGAGATCTTACAGCCCCCGGCAGACGTTGATTACCTTGCCTGGGCCGTCGAGAACATCGAGTTTTCGAAACGTGAAAGCCCGTTTCCCGGCAAATACAACCCGGAAAACTTTCCGTACTTCGATGAGATCCTGAGGGCTCTTTCGCCGTCCGACCCTTGCCGCACTGTCACGCTGATGAAATCGGCGCAGCTTGGCGGCACGGTTCTCGCCAACATCTTCACGCTGGGGTCCATGGCAATGGATCCGGGCGATCTGCTCTACGTCTGGCCCACCGTCACCAAGGCGGAAAACTGGTCGAAGATGAAGCTTGCGCCCATGCTGCGCAACACCTCGTCACTTGCCAAAGCCTTCCCGATGAAAAGCCGGGATGGCCTCGACAGTCTGCTCTACAAGGAGCGCGCTGACGGGCGCGGGGCGATGTTGATCATGGGCGCGAACGCACCGATCGACCAAGTGTCGGTACCTCGCCAGGTGCAGGATGACCTTTCGAAGTTTGAGAACAATTCGGCGGGCGATCCGGAAACGCAGGCGGATAGCCGATCGCGTGCCTACGAGTTCGCCAAGGTCCTGAAGATCTCGACGCCGCTTGTGATGCCGGGGTGCCGCATCACGCGGAACTTCGAAGACGGCAGCCAAGAGCACCTCTATGTGCCTTGCCCACACTGCGGCCATATGCAGACGCTGGAATGGGAGAACATGCTTGCTAATCTGGATGAAGCCCATCCTGAGAAGGCGCATTTTACCTGCACTGATTGCGGTTGCGAGATCGAAGAGCGTCATCGCGCCAAGATGGCGCGAAAAGGCAAATGGCGTGCACACAACCCAAAGGCCAAGCGACATCATCGCTCGTTTTACCTTTGGTCTGTCATTTCTGCCCTGCAGAGCTGGGAGCGTATTGCGCGCGAGTGGCTTGCCGCCAAGGGTGATCCGGCATCCGAGCAGACGTTTCTCAACGACACGGTCGGCCGTGCCTATGTCGCGGCAGGCGAGGCTCCGCCATGGGAAACGCTACGTGATCGAGCCGCACAGTCGGACTATGCCCGAGGGCGAATTCCTGCGGGCGGCCTGGTATTGACCATGGGTATCGACTGCCAGATTGACCGCGTCGAATGTCAGGTGGTGGCCTTTGGCCGTGACTTCCGTCGCTTCGTGGTCGACTACCTGAAGATACCCGGCCACATCTCGGAACCGGCATGCCAGGAGCGGCTCGATGCGCTGCTTTACCAGACCTGGAAGAATAGCGTCGGCCGCCCAATAGCACTGGACCGAGTGGGGATCGATGGCAACGCTTTTACGGAAGAAGTCTGGGAATGGGTCCGGCGGCATCCAGCAAGCAAGCTGGTCATGGTACGCGGTGCTAATTCCGATCTCGCCCCACTTACCCAGCGGGTGAAAAAGGAACGGAATCACCGAACCGGCAAGATCAACAAATACTCGCGCCGGTTCTACACCTTCAACGGATCGACGCTGAAGATGGCGCTCTATCGCAATGTGTCGAAGACGGATCCACTTGAACGTGGCTTTGTAGGCTTCCCGACAGGGCTGGAAGATGAATATTTCCGACAGCTCACAGCGGAACGCCGTGTTCCAAAAAAGCGGAAGGACGGCCACACTGAGTACAAGTGGCACAAGGATGAGACACAGGCGAACGAAGGCCTGGACACGATGAACCAGGCCGAAGTTGCAGCGATCCTCTACGGTATCCGCGATCTGCCAGAAGCGATTTGGGATCGCCTTGAGGCTGAGCGGGAAACGCCCATGCCAGAAGCGCAGCTTGATTTCGAAGATGGTCTCTTCGGCTTTGCTGCCAAGGGAGAGCAACAGGCAGAATCATTGCCGGTGCAACATAGGCCGAAGCAAATAGCTGCTGCCAAACCCCAAGAAAACAGGTGGAAGAAACGCAAATGACGGACAAGCAAAGGGTCAGGGTTAAGGCTGGGAGTTCTCCTACGCTCGCATTCCGCCCTGAGGGTCTGCCATCGCAACCGCGTGCCCGCTCTGCCTATATGCGCGACACCCAATCTGGCGTGATCGCGGCCCGGCCAGCCTCGCTGCGCGAACATCGCGACGAAATTCGGCGCGTTTACATCCGCGCGGCGGGGCTGGCACTCGACATGCTGCAGAACAGCGGCAAGCTTCGTGGCGCTGCCGACCAGATCATTGCCGATACGGTCGGTGTAGAATTGACCCTCAACCCAAAGCCGGATCTGACGCGGTTCGGCTACGATGAGAAAGAGGCAGTTGACTGGATCCGCCTCGTCAAAGCCAAGCACAAGGTGTGGGCATGGAATCCGCTGGAATGCGACCTGCGCGCCAAGATGACGAACCCACAGCAGACGGATGTCGGCTTGCGCAACTGGCTGGCGTTTGGTGAATCGACTGGCGTGATTGTCTACCTACCGCGTAGCCAGCGACTGCCAGGCACGCGAACGGGCACGAAGTTCCTGGTGTTCACGCCTTCGAAGCTGGTTCAGGACACGAATGATATTGAGGGGCTTTATCAGGGCGTTGTACATGATGCGTATGGCCGCCCTGTTGCGTACCGCTGCGAAGAACGGCGCGACGGCTTGACGGTCAAGCGGGATTATCCGGCTCGTGATGCCGATGGCCGGGCCATGTTCATGCACGCCTTTGACCCGTTTTCAGCTGAGGACGTGCGGGGCATTTCGCCGCTGGCACCAACATTCCGCAAGTTCCTGATGGCCGAAAACTCGGATGATGCCACATCGCAGCTTCTGTTCTTGCAGACGATCTATTCGATCATCCTCAAGAGTGAAAAGCCGAGCGCTGACGCTTTCGAGTTTCTGGAAAACATGTCCAGCACGAGTGGTATAAGCGGCCAAGAAGTTGCGGCTGACGTCTTGAATTACTTCAAGGCGCAGCTCGATCGCGCCGCAGAATCGGAAATCCGGATGGGTCCTGGCGCTGGCGTCTCGCAGCTCGCACCAGGCGAGGATCTGGAGTTCAAGAACATCACAGGCGTCGGTCCCGATACCAAGGCGTTTCGCGCTTCTCTCGATCGAGAAGTTGCACGAGCCCTCGGCGTTTCGTTCGGTGGATACACCATGGACTACTCGGACGCGTCCTACGCCTCGACGAACATGGAAAATTCGTCGCTCTGGCCGATCGCTCAGCGTCGGACGGATCGCATCGCGGCACCCCATGTCCTTCTGCCATATGACAGTTGGCTCGACGAAATGATCGAGGAGGGTGAGGTCCCATTCAAAGGTGGGATCGAGGTCTACCGGGCCAATCGTGACGCGATCAACTACGCCATCTGCCATGGGCCTTCCAAGCCTACAGCCGATGACGGAAAGCGCGCGAACGCTGCCAGTGAACGTCTTGCCAATGGCACTTCGACCTTTGAGGTTGAATGCGCCGAGCTGGGGCAGGATCCGGAAGAGGTCTTTGAAAGCCGCGCCCGCTGGCACCAGCGTTACAAGGATGCTGGCATGCAAAGCCCGTTTGAGCGCGGGTTTGGCAGCAGACCGTCCGCGACCGAGCAGAACGACAACCAGCGCAAAAAGCAGAAGGCGTAAGGCGTCATGCCCACTTTGCAAAAGATCGGCGGCATCACCGTTGATATCGAAGATCCGTGCCAGGTGCTCAACGCGCTGCGCCTGGTGCGCACGAAAATCGGTGCGGGGGAAAACGTCGAGGAGTTCTCGATCCAGTCGCCCAGCACAAGGGAGACAGTGCGCTTCACGCCTGCCAAGCCTGCCCTGCTGGAGCAGGACATTCAGCGATACGAGCGCCTCTGCGCTGAAACACGCGGCCAACGCACCTGCGGGCGGCGCTGGCAATTCCGCTACTGAGGAGAGCCCATGAGCTTCCGTTACGCCCAGATCGCGCAGCGCGTCTACAACACGCCGCTGATGTACGACGAACGAAAGGCTGAAGCCTTCCTGCATGGCCTCGGCAGCCGCATCGCTGGGGATACGATCGTGGTCAACAATCCTGCAGGGGCGGTTGATCATATTGCAGCAGGCAACGGTCGCCCCTTGGCGGGAAAGATCGGGAACCGCATCGAGCGCGCTTACAGTCGGAATAACCTCCTGCCCTTCGATATGGTGGGCAGCGTGGCAATCATCCCGATCGAAGGCACGTTGGTCCACAAAGGCGGTTGGGTTGGAAGTAATTCCGGCGAGACCTCTTATCAGGGCCTGCAAGCGCAAATCGCCATGGCTCGCCAATCGAGAGAGGTGAAAGGTGTCGTTTATGAAGTCGACAGCTACGGCGGCGAAGTCAATGGCGGGTTTGAAACAGCACGCGATCTGGCCCGCCTTTCTGCTGAAAAGCCGACGATCTCGATCTTGACGGATTTTGCCTACTCGGCCGGTTATCTGCTCGCCTCCCAGGCACGGCAGATCGTCATTCCGCGTTACGGCGGGGCAGGCTCGATCGGCGTGATCATGATCCACGCTGACTACAGTCAGGCGCTCGACAATGCCGGGATCCACCTCACCATCATTCGCGCTGGCAAACAGAAGGCGGACGGTAATCCATACGAGCCTCTTAATGCAGACCTTGCGGCCAAATGGCGGGCGCAGGCGGAGGCGATGCGGCAGGATTTCGCAGAAGCCGTTGCCAAAGGTCGGCGTGGGAAAATTACCAAAGCCAAGGCGCTTGCCACAGAAGCTGGCGTCTTTGATGCAAACCAGGCGCTTTCACTCGGCCTGGTCGACGCGATCGCAGATCCCCTCGAAGCGTTTGACGCCTTCGTGAAGGAAGTCAACAGGAGCTGAATTCATGTCCAGCAGCCTTTTCGCTGCCATCCGGGATGCTGTGCGTCCCGGAGCGCTAACCCATGTCCCCGACCTGGTCGAGGATGAGCCGGACGCAAACGCGTCCATCCCGCAAACGCCTCACCCCGAGGCAAACTCCACAGGAGACGCAATGTCTGGATCTCAGACACTGGCAGGAGCGGCACAAGCCGCCGCCGCCGCCGTCGCCTCTCTGCCTGCCGGCTCCGGTGGTCAGGATGGCGCACAGGCCGCAACCGATCGTCTAATGACGATTTTCAATGCAGAGGGCATCAAGGGCGATGCCGGACGCATGGGTGCCGCAATTGATCTGGCAGCGAAAGCGCCTGCCATGTCCGCCGATGATGTGGTTGCATTCGTTGCCACCCACGTCGCTGCAAGCATATCTGCGGGCGCATCGGCGGCAGCGCCATCCCAGCAATCCAGCAGCCCTGCGCCAGTCGCAAGCTATGAGCAGCAGCGTCTCAGTGCTGCGGCACTGGCCCAGCCGGGCGGCACCTCAGCTAACTCCGCACAGCCGAAGATCTCTGCATCCAGCATCTTCGAAATGCGCCGCAACGCTTTGAAAGGAGCGTAACAATGCAGAGCAAATTCACAGAATCCACCCGAGATCTCGCGTTTCTTCTGACGGAAGCGAACGGCTACCTCTCGCGCGATACCGTCACGATCCTTGCTGGTTCCGGCAAGGTGAAGGCTGGCACGGTGCTGGGCAAGATCACCGCATCTGGCAAGTTTACGCCATCGCCCGCCGCGCAGGTTGCAGGCAAGGAAGGCGCGGAAACGGCAAATGCCGTTCTCGGCTATGAGGTCGACGCCACCAGCGAAGATGTGCCTGCCGTCATCATCGCCAATGATGCCGAGGTGAAGCGTCCGATGCTGATCTTCGACGCGAGCGTCGATGATGCCACCAAACAAACGGCAAAGCTGAGCCAGCTGCGCGCCGTCAACATCAAGGCTCGATAAGGAGACCGCTTCAATGTCCACAGTGAATGTTCATACCGGCGACCCCTTCAGCCTGGAAAGCATGACGGCAGCCGTCAATTCCGTACCCTACCGGCCAGGCCAGATTTCTGCGAGCGGCATCTTCGAAGAAGATAGCGTCAGCACGACAATGATTTCCGTTGAACTGCGCGACGGTAAACTTGCTCTCGTTGAGCCGACTGCACGCGGCGGTGCTGGTGAAACGACCGGCGACGACGATCGCACCAAGATCTCGGTTGAGGTCCCGCATTATCAGCGTGACGATTCCGTTCTGGCGGATGAGGTCCAGAACGTGCGCGAGTTCGGTACCGAAAGTACGCTCGAAACCGTTAGTGGCCGCGTCAATCGCAAAGCGCAGCGGCACGCGGCTGACCTCTCGATGACGTTGGAACACCAGCGCGTCGGCGGTGTCAAAGGTGTCATTCTTTCGAAGAACGGCAAGATTCTGGTCAACTGCTATAATGCTTTTGGCATTGCAGTCCCGGCTCCGGTCTCGATGCAGCTCTCGACTGAGACCACTCAGGTCAGTGACAAGTTCCAGGATGTCGTCTACTCGATCGAAGATTCCCTCGACGAGCCCTATGACGGTCTGCATGTCTGGACGGGGCGTGATTTTCATCGCGCTCTTTGGCGGCACAAGACTGTCCGCGAAACGTTCATGTACAATAGCGGAGCCGCAGTGCTGCGCCAGGATGTTCCGGACGTCTTCGAGTGGGGTGGCGCGACCTGGGAGCGGTACCGCACGGGAGCAAAAGCTACGGCGGATCTGGGTTCGCCTTATTTTGCGAACGATGAAGCGCGTGTCGTGCCGAAGGGTGTGCCAGGCCTCTTTATCACGCGCTTTGCGCCAGCGGACTACAAGGACACGGTCAACACACCTGGCCTGCCATTCTATGCGAAGCTGATCGAGATGAGAAATGACAAGGGCTATGAGATGGAAGTTCAGATGAACGCCATTTCGCTCTGCACCCGCCCGCAGGTTCTGCGGAAACTCACTCTCGCCTGATTGGCACTTCGCCAAGCCCAGGGGGCCGCTCCTCTTACGGCTCCCTGGGCCTGCTTTATCGGCATGCCAACAGCAAGGATCCACCATGGCTTCCAAGAAAATCACGATCGCCTTTCTGCAAGGCGGAATTATCCCTGCCGCAATCCTGAGCCTTGAAAAGGATCGGCACTGCAATGCGCTCGAGCCGGTCGAGGTGCCAGAATTCTACGGCAAGAGCCTTATTCAGGACCGCATTGCTATCCCTGCGGAGATGACAACGGACACTTCCGAGAAAACCAAGGTGTCATCGACTAATCGCTTGTCAGTGAAGCTGAGAAACAAGGTCTCACCGCAGGCCAATACAGAGCCAGATCAGAGCGCGGACACTCTGATCGGCACCAACATCCTGCCTGCGCTGATTGAGATCGCACCTGGCAAGGAAGTCCAGCTCGGCGAGGTGGTCACCAATGCGCACGCGAAATCCGGCCTGTCGCTGGAAGACTGGAACGCCTTGCCGGAAGCAGATCGGGACGCGTTGCTTACTGCGATGGTCGACGAACTGAAGGCGGAAGCCTCTCAGCAGCAGCAGCCTTAACCGCCATGGATCTGGAAAGCGTTCGCGGCTTCCTGCCTTCCATGACACGGGAGCGGATGGGTGAGCCGGTAACGCTCACGCCCATGGCTGAGGGCAAGATGGGATCCAAGACGGATCCGGTTCGCGCGCCTCAGATACTGCAAGGGCGGATGGATGCAGCCCCACAGATAGAGCAGCTGGGCGGTGGCCGGGAACGGCCAAGCCTTGCAAACTTCGTCAGTGATCATCGCACTGTCAGCTTTGCCCTTGCTGAAATCACCTGGCGGCCGCGTACCGGCGACCAGGTCACCCGCATCCATCCTGTTACGGGTGCGCTGGAAACCTATCGTGTCGACCGCGTGTATGAGCCTTATCCTGGTGCTCTGCTTTGCGACTTATCAGGGATTTGACCATGAGCATCGTCCGGCAGCTTATCCAGCTCTCCATCGTCGAGGCCTTGCGAGGGCGCACGATCGCGGGCAACGCGGTTTTTGATAGCCGCATGGATACGCTCCCGGATTTGCTTGACGACCAGTACCAGCCAGTCATCATCGTATCCGTGGAGGCATCAGACAGGCGCAATATGAGCCAAGGGATGGCATCCCTGCTTGGTGGCTCAGCGGTGCTGACTGTCCTGATCCAGACTGCGGTTGCAACCGGGCGAGCCATCAAAGGCCCGGACGGCACAGTCATCCGGGCAGCGATCGGTGAAACGGATGCGGCCTTTGAGAGTGCGTTGAACCTGCTCGACCATGAATGGCGCAAGATCCTGCATCATTTCGACAACGAATGGGCAGAAGTGTTCCGAGACCTTGTAAACGGCATCCAAGACATCAAGGACACGCGCGGTGCTGATCCGGACACCAAGCGCAAACACGCAGCGCGTTTCGTCCAGCTCGATCTCAGCGTTCTGCCAGAACCCGAGCCGGGTGACGATCTGCCAGAAGTCATTGCTCGCGGCCTCGACCTCATGTCAGCAGATGAAGAATATGCACCGCTGGCGGAGGAGTGGCGCACCCTGCTTGGCGAAGGCTCCGATTGGCCAGATTGGCGCAAACTGCAGTCAACGCTGTTCGCATCCCGCCAGCATATGGCCGTAATCGGCCAAGGTCCGCTCATCGTCGATGAAGAAGTTGATTTCGAAATCGCCCACTTGAACGTCAGCGGCGTGAAACCCTTGGAGATTTTGGATGATCCATGAGCTGATCGCGCTGCGCGCTGAGATGGAAGCGCTCAAGAATACCGTCGCTCGCATGATCCAGGTGGGAACGGTCGAGGAGCTGGATGCCGAAAAGGGATACCGGCTGAAGCTTGGAGAAGGTGAGGACGGAAAGCCGTTCCTCTCCCCGTTCTACCCGCATCCAGAAACGGGCAAGACATCCGTGCCGCTTAAGAAAAATCAGATCATGGTCGCTATCAATCCCGGTGGCGATCCGCGCCAGGGCTTGCTCGTGCGCGGCGGATATTCGGACGAACATAGTTCGCCCAACGCAAACCTTGAGGCCAATGTCTTCAAGGATGCCGGTGTCACCATCGAGATCGCCGATGGCAAGGTCGTGATCACTGCCAATACGGCAGTTACCGTCAACGCCCCCAAGGTTGAGCTTGGCGGTGAGGGTGGGAAACCTGTCGCTCGTATCGGTGACAAGGTGCACGTGATGTCCGGCTCCTCGGCAGGCATGTGGCCCATAGTCGAAGGCTCCTCGGTCGTAACGGCCGTTGACTAAAAGGAAAACGAGATGACCAGAAAGAAAATCGTGGCAGCGTCAGCTGTCAGCGAGCAAGCCCTTGTGACCTATCGTGTGTCGGAGGGCGTTGATCGGATCAACGGCAAAAAGGTTACTGGCTCGACCGTTCAACTTACCGCTGCCCAGGCCCTTTACGACCTCTCTCTCGGCAGGATCACACCAGCGGATGTCACCGATGGTGGGGCTTGATCGACGAACTGGCAAGCGGATCTCTAATCTAGATAGCGCCTATCAGGCGGTGACCTTCACCCTCTCGACGCGCATCGGCGATGTCGTTTTGCTTCGCGAGTTTGGCGGCGGCGTTGTCGAGCTTCTCGGCCGCGCCATGACGCCAGCACTCTTCGCAGCCTGGAAGCAGCTCATCGCAACGGCGATCGATATCTGGGAGCCGCGTTTTCGAGTTCGCCGTGTCGTTGCAACCGGATCTGCAGAGCAGATCAGATTGGGCCATGCAGGCTTGCTCATCGAAGCAGATTTCCGTCCGCGCGGACATCTGGGAGATCAAACGGTCGAACGCGTCGTGAAATTCGGCCTCGGTTTTAATGGTGGAGTGACCTTGAGATGACCTATGCGCCAACGGCCATTGATCTGTCCCGTCTGTCTGCTCCGCAAGCGATAGAGATCATTTCCCTCGACCAGCTCGAGGCAGATTTCAAGGATCGCTTCCTGACCGAGTGGGCAGCGCAGCAGCAAATTGATCCGACGCTGGAAGATTTCACTGAGGCTGAGCTGGAAACGCACCCGGCTATCGTCGTGGCGCGTGCCTGGCGCTATCTTCGAAACCTCGATCGCAACCGCGTCAATGATGGGCTGAAAGCGCTGCTGGCGCCGCTGTCGACAGGTAGCAACCTCGATGCTTTAGTGGCTGATCGCAATATCCAGCGTCTGACAATCGTCGAGGCAACCGCGAATAGTGCTGCGATCATGGAGGGCGATGCATCGCTTTTGCAACGCTATCTGCTCTCGTACGACGCTCCCGCAGCAGGCTCTGCTGGTCGCTATCTTTTCGACACCCGAAATATCTGGCCTCAGTCACAAGACAGAACGCTTGGTCTCTGGGACGCGCGCGTGAATGGCTATGCCGTCCATGGCAGGCGTGGCGATATAGACCTGGTCATTACTGGTCCCTTCGGCAGGGTACCGACGACGCCAGAGCTTCTGACCGTCCGTGATGCTGTGACAGACGTCAACCGAGCGCCAGAGGGTGTTTCGATTGTCGTATTGCCAGCTATGCGCGTTGAATATCAGCCCTCGCTTGTCATCGAGGTGCCAGGCAATGGCCCGGCTCCGGAAACAATCAGGCTGGAGGCTCTCGCGCGCGTTGAAGCGGCTGCAAGGGAACGCCTGCTGATCGGCGGGGAAATCCCTGACGGCTTTCTCGCTGGCGCGGCTTACGGGCCAAACGTCATCAAGGTGCGCGACCTTTCACCCATCGTGATCGCTCCAGACCCTTACAAGATCCCGGTGATGACCGGTTTGACTTTTGCAGTTGAGGTGCGGGCATGAATTCGATTTCAAAGGGTGCTGCTGTTACCCTTATCCGAAAGGGCAATGCGTCTCTGCCGAAACTGCACCTTGTTTGCGAAGGTGCGGTCATCGCATCTGGGCAAGCCAGTCTGGCGGGAGGGACGTTGCGGGTAGAGTGGCCTTCTCCAGTCGTGCTCGAAGCTGGCAAGTCATACCGTTTAGCAATCGGTGAAAGGCCGTCCCACCCATGGGAGACGTAAAGGCCCTTCTACCATCAGAATCCGCAGCTTTCGAGCACGCTCTAGCCGCTGGCATGTCGGACGATCTGCCGGTGCCCTACGCAGAACTCTTGAACCCGTACACCACGCGTCCGGATCTGCTGAAATGGCTCGGCTATCAGGCAAGCCTCGATCTCTGGTTTGACGACTGGTCGATCGAGCGCAAGCGCGAAGCGGTCGCCCAGGCCATGGGCGTATCGACGCTGCATGATGGCGAGCTGGCGGCGCTGAAGACCACGCGCGGCGGTGCCATTCGCTATCTGGCGCTGGTCGATGCCGAGCTTGTCGACGCGATCTCCTATCCGGCGCTCGCCATCTTCGACGAAGGCTTCTTCGACGATGCGATCTTCGATCATCCGCCGTTCCAGTCCACCTATCTGGTGAAGCTGGAAACGGCAGAGCCGAACGCAGCTTTCATGGATGGAGCATTCTTTGAGGATAGGTTCTTTGGCGAACTTGATATTGAGCCATTCGATCGGGCGCTGAAGGCGCTGCGCGCCAACAAGGGCGACGATCACACCGAACTTCTTGTCGATTTCCAGAACCGCCGCGTCCTGACTGCTGGCGATCGCGTGCTTGCTGGCGATCGATATCTGGCCGGACAATACCTTGCGAGGACGAAGCTTTGACCAAGCGTAAAATATTCAACCAAAACGAAAAGATCGTCTCGCAGGATGTGACCGCCATCGGCCAGCATGTATTCGAGACCGTCGAAAACATCACAGGCGATATCGCTGGCTATCCGCATCACTATGCGTCGGTCACTGTCAGCCAGGGCACTGCGACGACAGTCGTGATCAACCCCGGTCGATTGCTGGTGTTCGACAAGCTGTATGATCTGGATGCCCCTTTCCCCGTGGACTTGACCACGCGCCTGCCGCTCGTCCTTGGCGATACCGTTTGGGTGGCGTTGCTTCTGCGTGGCAAGTCCGTGACGGATGTCGCCTTGCGTCCTGTGCGCACCAATGTGGATACGGGTGCAACAGATCTGCAATCGGTCTCGAAGACCGAGCGGCTGACAGTCGAATGCGTCGTGCAGGCCGGGATTGCTGGGCCGACGCCTCTCAAGCCGACAGTTTCCGAAACCGAATGCGTGGTTGCGTGGGTGAAGCTGGCGCAAACCGGCATCCAGACAATCGAGATGGAAGGGACGAACCGCGCGAGGACGCTCTATGAAGTCGAGGGCCGCGTAACCATTCTTGAGGCGCGCATGGAGGCAGTCGAACAGGTTGCCGCGACCCTGCGAACTGACTTGTCGGCGTTGGCTGCGAGCAACCGTGATGCCGTCCGTCCGGCAATCTTCAATCAGGTTCGCCTGGACGTATCGGCACTGAAGCGGGCTTTGCGCCTGTTTGAGAATGATCCGCGTGCCTACTGGTATGACAGTGCGCTGGTACCTGACAAATGGGACACACAAAACAGCCTCTGGCTCGCTCGCATCAAGGAAGGCATTCGCTTCGGCTGGGCGGCCTATCGGGATATGCAGCTCGCCCTGCTGAACCCTGCCAATCCCGATGTGATGATCCGCAACAACCTGATGCTGCCGAAGTTTACCGAGAAGGTGAAGCTGTCGGTAACGGGCGGAACGGGATCGAAGACGATCTCGCAGATTGTGCATACGGTCATCACGCCGGTTCGCCGTGAGATATCGCGGTCTTCCACGTCTTTTGGCCCGGTTGTGCAGGTCTGCCAAAACCAGCAGGATTGGGCAGCGGCTGGTATTGCGGATGCACGGCCTGGGCAGACGCTTGCAGTTGCTGGCGAAACCTTCAACGTGGTCGGCCAGTCGACGGACGGCATCGGCGGCGCGTGGAATGCAGATCCGGCCTCTGCCGGTCACAAGAACTATGATGTTCAGTCTGTCTCCGTTTCGAGCTGGACCGAGGTCTATTGGGATTATGTGACCGAGACATTCGGCTTGAACGGCTCGGTCATCGGTCAGACCTGGCTAAACAGCCAGCCGATGATCATTCCCGGCATTCGTATCCCGTTCACGCGCGTCGGCAGCGATGGCGACGTGCATATGATCCTTTACGAATGCGGTCCGAACGGGTTGCCAGACCTCAACCGCGCAATAGAACGCTCAACCGTTGCGCACGCGGATCTGTTTGTCGGCAAGGTGACGTTTCCGATCCGGCCAGCGCTGGTGGAGCCGGGCAAGAGGTATTCATGGTCGCTGGTCACCACCGGCAACCACGCGATTGCGTTTTCGACCGACAATAAATTTGCGCAGGGCAGTTCATGGCAAATGACCGATGGTGCGGTGATCATTGGCTCGCCAACCGAAGATTATGATTTCGAGCTGCTTGGTTGCGAGTTTGCAGCAACGAGGACGGTTGTCGAGTTTGAGCCGTTGACGCTGGAAGATGGCATCACCTTCATGCGTCTGGTTGCGTCCGGCTGGGCTCCATCCGGCACAAGCCAGCTCTGGCAGTGGCAGCCGCAGGGCGATACGCAGTGGTATGACATGAGCCCGGAGAATGCCGACATTCTCTACGGCCTGCCGCCACTCATCCGTCTGCGCCTCGTCATGGTCGGCACCACCGATCTTGCGCCTGCAATCGTGCTGGATAGCAAGGCGCGTGGCGAGACAGGCCGCACGCGCGGTGACATGCGGGCGCTTACCGATCCTATCCCGTTCGGATTGTCGACGACTGCTGTGACTGTCGATCTCACCATCGACCGCTGGAAGGATGCCGAGCACGCGGCTTCCGTAAAGCTGATCTCCGGTGGTGTGACCCGCACGCCAACTGGAACCAGCATCTGGCAAGACCCGGAAAACGCCAAGCGCCGTCGCCTGACCGCAACATTTACCGGCATCCCGACAACCACAACCGTCGCCGTCCAGATCGAAGGCACCAAGACCGGTGTCGACGAGTGGTTCGGGGAGAGCGTGTTTGTGATGGCAGACTGAGGAAGAACCATGGCCACGAAGAAGACCACAAGCCAGCCACGATATGAGCCGGACACGACTTACCTGTTCCGGCTGCTGAAGTCCGTCAAGGTTGAGGGCGGGCGTTATGCCCGCTCTGATGAACACAGGGCCAAGGGCGAGCTGCTGAACAAGATCGTTGACCAGGAGGGCGAGGATGCCATCGATACAGCCTACGCCATCGAATAACTATTACATCGACAGCTCCACAGAGCTTGGTCCGGAAACACTCAACGACATATTCGAGTCGATCTCGCAGCGACTTTCTGATCTGCAAGAGATTGCAGCCGGTTTCGAAGATGCCGTTGCGGAGGCTGCTATCGCGCTGGCCGAAGGGCGGTTGCAGGAATCTGTAACGCCCTCGCTGAACGCTCTCATTGCCCGCGTTGCCGAGATCATTGCGCTTCTGTCAGATGCAGAGGACCGCATCGCAGCCCTTCAGGCGGGCGGTGTTCTTGCGGTCAACGTGCCTGTTGCGCCTGGTGGTCGATTTGCTGCGGGCTCGACTGCTCAGAGCGCGCTGGCGCAGCTCGATGCGGATCTGGACGAGCTCGAAACGGCGGTCGCCGATTTGGCCACTACCGTTGGTGCGATCCAGATGTATCCCGCTGAGGCGGTCCTGGTTAGCTCCAACACCAATCTGGTCGCAGGCAAGGCGTATCGCATCATCACGGCTGGAATCACGCTCACGCTTCCGGCCGCGCCCGCAACAGGCGCGGCAATCCGCCTGATCGATGGCGGGGTGTTTTCCTACACGACCGCAACCAATCTCGCCCGTAACGGCAAGACCATCATGAGCCTTGCCGAAGATCTTAATCTCAACGTTCCCGGTCTCGACTGCGTGATCTGGTACAACGGCACAACGTGGATGCTGCAATGAGCAATGTTTCTCAATTCATGGCTGGCGGCAGCAAGATCCCGTATATCCGCCGCGTTATCCTGACTTCTGGTAACTTCACCGTCCCAACCGGCGTGACCCAGCTTGAAATCATGGCTGTCGGCGGCGGTGGTGGCGGCGCAAGACCCCAGGGCGGTACCGGCTCCACTTCGAATGGCGGCGCTGGCGGGGGAGCTGCCGGTGGAACCATAAATGTCACGCCTGGGCAAGTACTGAATATCACCTACGGCACGAGCGGCACGGGTGGCGCAGCTAACGCTACAGCTGGCGGAGCGGGTGGCACGACGTCAGTAAGTCTTGCAGGCACAACCTTGTTGACGTGCACGGGCGGTGCTGGTGGCGCTGTGAATAGCGCTACACCTGCTGCCGGTGGTGCGGGAACCGTTCACGCATCTGTGCAGGGTGGCTGGACAGCCAACGGGGGCGCTGGCGGTGCGGGCGGAACGGCAGGCTCCCAGAAGGGAGGCAATGGCGGCGGCGCATCCGGTTCAGTTTTTGGCAACGGCGGCAGCGGCGGTGCGCAGTCTATTAATTCCTTTGGCGGCGGCGGCGGCGGCGGCTGGGGCGGCAGCGGCGGCAATTGTTCGGCCAGCGCTGGCGGCGGTGGCGGCGGGGTTGGTGGGCAAGGCGGCAGCGCCACCGCGAACAGAGGTGGCGGTGGTGGTGGCTCATTTGGTGCCGGCGCAGATGGCAACTCATCTGTCGCTGGGCCCGGAGGCGCTGGGGCGCTTGGCGTGGCGAGGGCGGGATACCAAATCCCGACCGCATCCAGCCCGCAACAGGTGCAGCCGGAGGGCGGCACTGGCGGAGGGCCATGGACTACGCTTCGCGATCTGCAAGGCGGCGGCGGAGGCGGCGGTTGGGTTCAGCCAGAAAACAGTGCGGGCGGCTTTGGAGGTCCAGGCGGTGGTGGTGGTGGAGCTGGGGCGGCGAATGCCTCCTTTGCGAACATAGGCGGCACTGGTGGCTTTGGTGGCGGTGGCGGTGGTGGTGGCGCTTCTGCCATGGACACGACCGGTAATAGTGGTGGAGCAAGTGGCTTCGGCGGTGGTGGTGGTGGAGGTGCCGGTGGTTCAGTGAACGAAACAAATCGTGGCGGCAATGGCGGCTTCGGCGGTGGCGGCGGTGGCGGTGGAAACGGCTCAACATCGAGCAACGGCGGCAATGGTGGCGCGGGTGCCGTCATCATCTGGTATTCTCTCTGATGGAGGCAGTCATGTTTGCACGTATCATTGAACAGGACGGCGTCCAGACCATTGCGGAAGTCGTCGATTTCGACCCTCCCGCCGTGTTCATGCCGGAAATCGCAGCACTTTTTACGGCTGCAACTCCCGACATGGTCTACATGGCTCGGCTCATCGATGGCGAATGGGTGCCGCCTCCGCCACCAGATCCAATTCCGGACACGCCACCCGTCACCGATCCTCAAACGCCCACCTTCCCCCCGCTCACCCGCAAGCAGCTCCGCAACGGGCTCTTGTCGATCGGTGTCACCTCGGCTGATGTTGAGGCGCAGATTGCCACAATCCCCGATCCACTAGACCGCGAGGCGGCCATGATCGACTGGCAGGACACGCAAAGCTATCAGCGTGATTACCCCTTGATCAACCAGATCGGGACGGCACTCGGCCTGCCAGAAGAGCAGATCGATGCGCTGTGGCTGTGGGCGGCCACCAACTGAATCGCGCTTTGCCTGATAATTGAACCCTCCCGACCCGCCCTTCAAGGCGGGTTTTTCTTTGCCCGCTTTCCAGCGCCTCGGGCAGGCGCGTCTTTACGGAGACCTTCTAATGACCGCACCAGCCTTTGGCATGCAGTTCTTCCGACCGAATACCGAACCAGCGCCGGTGCTGGGGGCGGACTTCTCCAAGATCCTTGTGATCGAAACATCGGCTGATGCATCGAATACCGAATTCCCGATCGATGATCCGAAGCGGATTTCCTCCTCCGATCCAGATGCGGTCGAGGCTCTGGGCTCGGGGCTGCTTGCTGATGCTGTGAAAGGCATCAATGACCAGCTCAACAGCCTTAATCGCGGTGCTGACGTAACCATCTACCGCGTCCAGGAAGGCGCAAATCCTGCAGCAACCGCTGCCGCCATTGCCGCAGCGGTCAACGCATTGGCTGAAATCCCGAGTGCCGTCAAAGCGACACCGCGCATTGTTGTTGCTGGGCGCACGTCATTCCGCCCAGATGCCAACACTGCCAGCCCGGTGCTCACGGCTCTTGAGGCGAACCTTGGGAAAATCCTCGCAATCGCTCCGGTGGATGTGAATGACACATCAGCCCTTAAGGCGATCGAGGATCGTGAATTCCTGACGTCAGAACGGATTATGCCGATCGGCATTGCTGCTCGCGTTTACGAGGGCGAGAATGTCGTTACTCGCCCCATGGGTCCGCGTGTTGCCGGTCTGATCGCTCGTATCGATAACGAGAATAAAGGGCTCCCGTTCAAGCCGTTTGCCAACCAGCCGATTTATGGCCTGGCGGGACTTTCTCGCGACATTCGGTTCAACCTGCTCGACGGCTCCACCGAAGGTCAGCAGATGCTTGCCGCCAATGTCGCGATCGTGGACCAGGGCGAAACCGGGATTGATGGAGCAATTGCCGACGGCGGCTTTGTGTTCATTGGGCTCGACAATGCTCAGACATCGACGCTCTGGGAGCAAATCCACCAGGTGCGCGGGACCGACTACATCGTCACGCAATTTATTGGCATCACGCGCCAATTCCTGGGCAAGAACACGATCGACGTGCCGATGGCTGAAGCCTGGATCAATACGATTGCCTACGCGCTACGCGATCACAAGGTGGATGGGAATATCCTCGGATATGCTCCCAAGGAGACCATGTTCCGGCTTGATCAAAACAGTCCTGAGAACATCCGTCTCTGCAAACTGTCGCTCGATATCGCGATGGAGCCTGCGCCTGGCTTCAAGCTCGCTGACCATACAATCCGTCGCTACCGTCCTGCAGTCGAAGGACTGGTTGGCGACATCATCACACGCCTGGCTTCTGCGGCCTGACGACGAAATTGCTCGCGATCTTCGCGAGCCTCCTCTTCATTTCCTCTGAAAGGATAAAGATATGGCGCAAAAGCCATTCCTGGTCATGACCATGGTCGATTTCCGACGCTCATCGGCCGCAGAAGACAGCCGCACAACAATCCTCGAGAAGGTCGTTCTTGGCGGCTTCAAGTTCAAGACGGTTTCTCGATCGGCAGGCGGCAGCGTCATGGATGTCGATTACTTCATTCCGAAACTTGAGCCGGTCGAACTGTCCATTGGTGTCAATGGATTCGATCAGGATTTGATGCCTGGCATTCAGGATCGATGGACGATGGCCGCCGCTATGCGTGATAGCAAGGGAAGGCGCATTCCTGTTCGCCTTGAGGTCGAGGGCGTTATTGTCGAATGGTCGCCGGACGAAGCGTCGCCAGCCGAATTCAAGGGATGCAATTCCGCCATCAAGCAGATCACGCACATCGATCTGAACATCGACGGTAAGCCGTGGTTCTATGCGGACCACCAAGAAAGCGAAATCCGCCGATTGGGCATCTCCCTTACCGCTGAAGATCGCGCCGCAGCTGGCATCTAATCCAATACCATTAGTGGGCAGTGGAAAGCTGCTCACTATGAGGGGACGACTATGACGAGATTTGACCTCGATTTTCCAGACCTTGAGCCAGAGCATCCGGACGCAGCAGCTACAGATAGTGATCTGGCGGACCGCCCCTTTGAGCCTGCGCTCACAATAGCGGTGGATACGAAAGCTGGGGCGCGGTCTCATACCCTTCTGGTTCCGCTGAAGGTCAATGGGAAATGGCTGCGCCAGATCACTCTCAGGCTGCCGTCACAAGGGCAAATTGACGATTACGTCAATGACGAGAACCGTTCCCGCCGTCTCTTGCTGGCGGAACTGGCCGGGGTTGACCCGCTCATCATCAAGGCGCTGCGGTGGCCAGACAGTGAGGCGGTTCACCAGATTTTTCACGACATCGTTCCGCAATTCATAAGCGAGGGGTAACCCCATGGCAGGCAAGATGACGGCTACGATGGTGGTCGATCTGCGCGATAAAACAGGCGCAGGTGTCCGTACTGTCATCGGTAACCTCGATCGTCTGAAGCGTGCCGAGCGTGAACTGGAGCTGGCGCAGCGCGGTGCCAATTTGAGCCGCACCGATCGTGCGATGGAAAATCTCATGATTGCCCGCCAGCAGGAGGCCCAGGAACGCAAAGCAAACATGATGATGTGGGCAGCTCGAGGCGCAACGGCGGTTGCCGCAGTGGCCGCCAGCCAAGTCGCTGCCTACACGAAATTTGCCGATGCCGAGGACCGCGTTAATCGCATTGCGATTACAGGTGAGAAGGGATTTGGGACCGTTCGTAATACGATGCGGGACCTCCAGAAGGTGGCAAACGACACCTACTTGCCGATTGAAAAAGTGACATCCGGTCTCGATGCCTTGGTCGCTTCTGGTCGTAGCATGGAGGAATCCATGGCCTTTCTGCCGTCTGTTGCCATGACGGCGCAGGCGTCTGGTGCAGCTGTAGAGGATATCGCTCGCTCTTCAGATGCGCTCGCCGGATCGCTCGGGATTCGTGCAACTGAAATGCAGCATGCTTTCGATATTCTCGTCGCAGGCGGCAAAGCCGGCAAATTCGAACTGAAAGACATGGCACAGTATCTGCCATCGCTCCTGCCTGCGTTCTCGGCACTTGGCTACAAGGGAACGGACGGCCTTGAGAAGATGGTCGCCATGTTGCAGATCGTACGCAACCAGGCCGGTTCGTCCGGAGAGGCTGCCACCTACCTCGGCAACGTATTCCAGAAGATGGAAACTGAAGAGACGAGGAAGAAATTCAAGAAAATGGGCATCGATCTCAGCAAAGGGCTGAACGATGCTCGCAAGAGCGGCAAAGACGTCCTGGAAGTTTTTCTGGATCTCACGCAGAAGGCGACCAAAGGTGACCTTTCCAAGATCCCGCTGCTCTTCGGTGATTCCGAAATGCAGAAGGGTGTTCGTGCTCTGATTATGCAGCGAGACGCGCTCAACCAGATGCGGCAAAGCCTGAAGGGCGTTGACGGGTCTACGATGAGAGACTTCAATCAAGCTGTCGAGGGCAGTGCTGCAAAGATCCAGAAGCTGATGACGCTTCTGGACAAGTTGGCTACCCAGAGTGGGGCACGTGCAGCGGAAGCTCTCAACCCTATACTTGAGACTGTGACAGACCAGGTTGATCGCCGGGAGGCTGCCGCCGCCGCCCGAGAGGGAATGTCGGCCGCCGATCGGGTTCGGCAACAGGTTGATTTCCAGGCTCGCTACAGAGCGCTCAACCCGGATGCTGGGACAAGGGAGATCCGGAAGGCTTATGAGGATGCGCTAGTCAGTGTCGGGCGCAAGCAATCCAGATCAGTATTCCAGGATATTGAGCGCCTTGAGCAACAGGTTGCAGCCAATGAGGGTCGCCGCACTGGTGGGGAGCGCCAGCAACAAATGGGTATCCCGTCCCGAGGAAGCTATGGTGACAAGGGAGCATTAGGTTCATCCACCGGTCAAATCCCGATTCCGTTGAGAAAACCAACTGCTGACGAACGCCGACAACTTGCTCTCGCTGCTGCGGAAGAACTGAACAGGGCGAGCCCATCAAGGGGAACGTATGATCCGAAATTCAGTAAGAAAGACGGCTCATTCTGGTCAAATTTGATAGGGCCAAAAACTGAGACCGATAAAGATGTCTTCGAGGCGATCCGACTTCTCAGCCAGCGGCAAACTTCAAAGCCAAGTATCGCTCTCGGGAACCCGGCACCATTGCCGCTGGCCGCATCTATGGCTTTGGATGAAGCGCGCCGTGCCCGGCAAATGGGATTTGGTGGCACCACCAATAACTTGCCTGGGAAAGCTGCGGACGATGTCGATATGGGGCGCCGAGTATCAATCGAAGGCACTCCGTCTGTCAGTTTATCAGGCACGCCAACGGTGGCGCTTGCAGGGCCTGTAACCATTGCCAACATGCCGCAGCCCAGCGTCTACCACTTCGTGATCAACGAGGCATCGGACGCCCAGGCTGTTGCGCGGGCGGTAGGGCAATACGTCGATTCTGCAAAAAGCGGCGTTCAAGCCTCGACCGGTGACTTTGGTAACTGATCTACCGAAACTGGCTCCTTAGAAAGATGAAACAATGCAGTATCTTCTTGGTGCTGTTGTCCTCGACACGCGTCCGCTCTCTGCAGATTCCGTGCGACGGACGGCAACCGGCGGCCTTGTTGCAAAGCCAGTCATCGGCGGTTTGCAACGGAAGGAGCGGACCGGTGAAGGAGAAGACGATTTCGTTATCTCCGGGACCGCACTGCCAACGCGGACAGGTGGACTGGAACAACTGGAATTACTTCACACACTGCGAAGGGCGGGGACGCGCTTCCCGCTCATGCGAGGTGATGGAACCCGCCACGGCTGGTACGCCATCAAGGAAATCTCGGAGGAGCATCGCGAGATCCAACGCAACGGCATTGGCTTCGAAGTGCTTTATACGATCACGCTTGAACAGGCGGAAGAACAGGCCGGAGATGGCCTGGCAGTCGTCGGCGGGCTTCTCTCTCTGTTTTCTTCTCTCGGAGGATTGTGATGCCGGAAAAGATTACCATGCGCGGCGTTGGTTTGACGGTCGAGTTGCTTCTGCATCGCAAATATGGGGTTCGCGGGCGTGACCTGATCAATGAGGCTCTTCGCATCAATCCAGGGCTTGCCGATCAGGGGGCCATACTGCCTCTCGGCACCACTTTCTTGATGCCGGATCTTCCGGTGCAGGAAGTACCTCGTGTCCAGCAGCGTAGCCTGTTCAAGGATTAGCCATGCAGCAATGGATCAATGGGGTTCTCCATGACCTCTCAAAGCAGGCGACTTGGTCAATCGACTGGCAGGTGGACATCGGCGGTAAGGACCGCACGGGGATACTTCGTCCGTATCTCATAGATATCAGTGTGACCGATAAAGCTGGCACGACGAGTGACAGTTGCTCCCTCACTCTCGACGATACGGGTGGGCAGATCGCGCTTGATATGGAAGGCCTCGACATCACGGTCGTCTTGAAGGGCCGTGAAGTGTTCCAGGGTACGATTGAAACCGCCCGCAGCACCGGCTCGCGCGGTGGCGGCCGGTTGATCCCGATTACAGCGAAAGGGTTTGATACCAGAGGCAAGGCAAAGCAAATCCAGTCATTTCATAAGGACGACGCTACCCTTGGCGAGTTCATGGAGGAAGCTGCAAAGCGCGCCGGTTTCTCGATCCGTCTCGATCCGTCCCTTGCCAACATCAGGGCACCATACTGGTCTGCGCAGCATGAAAGCTTTCTGGACATCGGTGAACGCCTGGCGCGCGAAATCAACGGGACCTTCAAGCTGCGCGGTCGCGAGGCGGTTCTTGTCGAGCGAGGAAGCACTTCGCTTACTTCGGTTCAGGGCATCGTTGGTCCTGGTGGCAATGTCATCAATTGGGATGTAGCGCCGTTCACTGGTCGTGGTGCCTGGCGCAAGTCGAAGGCACGCTACTTCGATCGCAAGACGGCAAAGTTCGTCGAGGAAGAAGTTGAAATCGAGAGCGATGATGGCGCGCCCGACAGCAGCAACATTATCCGTCTACCATTGGCTGATAAGGATCAGGCCAAGCGACGCACCAAAGGTCGCAAAGGTGAAGCCAAGCGCGACAAGGGCGGTGGGAACGTGACGCTTGACCTCGCTCCGGAGGCGCAGGCCGAAGGCATCTTCATTCTGTCTGGAGCAAAGCCGGATATAGACGGCCCTTGGCGGATCGACAGCGTCGGCCACCGCGCTAACCGCTCAGGCGGATCAACCACTCAGCTCGAGCTTAAAGAGCCTGGGGCAAAATAAGCAAAAAAAGAAGCCCGCGCCGTCTCCTGACGCAAGCTTCTTCTTTATTGGCGAGGGGCCATGCTTCTAAGGTTGCATACAGAAGTTAACGGTTGATTGCCGGTTATTGCGATGCCGCCCTTCCGTACTTCGCCGACGACAAAACATCTCCCTATGGCTTCTTTCTAAAGGCAAACCTTCATGCTGATCCGTGACTGGCGGCAGGTGCTGAAACGCGCCTGGTCCGTTCGCTTGATTCTGGCTGCCGGTCTCCTGTCCGGCGCTGAGGTCGCACTTCCTCTCCTTCCCCTCCCCCTCCCCGCTGGCATCTTTGCCGCGCTTTCCGCCCTCACCACAGCTGCGGCTTTCGTCGCGCGTCTGCTCGCTCAGAAGGACATGACTGATGCCAATCCATAAGATCACTTCGACCCGGCGCGGAAAGGCGGCGATTGCAGCCGTTCTAGCCGGAATTTCCGCAGGGAGTTATGCCGCATACGACCGATATGCTCCCACTGGCCAGATGGACCCTGCCGTGGTCCTTGCTGCGGAAAAGCTGATCATGCCTTGGGAAGGGCTCCGCACAACAGCGTACCTCGACAGCGTGGGTGTCCCAACCATTTGCTGGGGCGAAACAAAGAATGTCCGGCTGGGGATGACCAGAACGCCAGCCGAATGCCGCGATATGCTGATTTCGCGAACCTTCGCTGATTATCAGCAACCGATCGTCAAGTGCGCTCCAAACCTCCAGAAGGCACCTGTCAGCGTCCGCGCCGCGATGATCTCCGGATCCTACAATTTCGGGGTTGGCGCGTGGTGTCGATCGACAGCCAAGCGCATGATTGATGCCAGTAACTGGAGCGCAGCCTGCGAAGCGCAGACCGCGTTTAACAAGGCAGGCGGCCGGGTGCTGACGGGTCTCGTCAATCGCCGTGAGATGGGCGATGCGCAGCGCATTGGCGAGGCCGAACTATGCGTTAGTGGCCTGTGATGCAGCTGCTCTTCGAACTCTTGCGAGCCATCGGTCCGATCGGCTGTGTATTCCTCGCCATGCTTGGCTTCTATGAGGGCGTCCCTGGGCTGAACCGGATCAAGGTTATCGCTGACATTCCAGTCGTCGGCGAAATAGCGCTCGGCCGCGTAGAGTTGGCCAAGCGTTCGGCGGTCGAAGGCATGGTTACGCGTGCGGAACTGACGGCTCTTCAGGCCACGATCGATGAAGAGACGCGGCTCCGGAAAGTCGCTGAAGATGCTGCTGCCGCCGATCGCGAGAGGGCGTTGGCGCTCGCGAGGCTTGCTGCCGAACGGCAGACCGCACTTGATCGACGCGAGGCAGACGCGCGCGCTACTCCGGGTGTGACCTACCCCAGTCCGGAGGACCTCAAATGGTTGCAAAAACGCTTGCAGTAATTGCCTGTCTGTTGCTGGTGTCATGTCAGTCCATGCACGCGCGGTTGACTGCTGCACGGGCTGTAGAGCTTTCCAATACGCGGCTGGCCGCAAGCCTGCCACGTGAATTGCCGGAAAACTGCACAGCCGAGATGGCCCATGTGCAGCCGAGTGCTGGCACCCCTTGGGTCTCTGTCCAGGATCGCTGGATGGTTCTCCGGGAAAACCGTAACGACCAGGCGCGGGCATGCCGGACCTGGTGGGCTAACTACCGATCCGCCTTATCCGGAGAAGCGACAAGAGAATGAGCGAGAATTACAAAACACTGGCCGAAATGATGGCAGCCTGGCTTGGCGGAGCCGGTTCCATCTTGTTCGGCTCGTTTGCGGGGCGCGCAATGTGGCACGCCGTGGAAGCGAGGAAGGGACGCCGGAAACTGTTCGGCATCGAGATCCTGTACGAGCTGCCGATCGCAATCGGGATGGCAGTCATTGGCGATGGCCTGGCCGGATGGCTTGGCCTGCAACAGACGGCGGCGTTGGCACTTGTTGCCGCCCTCTCCTACCTCGGCCCTCGCGGCTCCGAGGTCATGCTCAGCAAGTGGTACGGTAAAAAGATCGTCGGCGAATAATCCGCGATCAGGAAAGCGTTGGCGGCATCAACGCATTTCAAAGAAGGTGGCCGGACGGACTAATCCACCCGGCCCTGCTCGCTGCCCTGCATCGGGCGGCCGCAGCTCATTCAAGCTGCAGCGGCGGGTATTGATTGCAGTCTCCTCCCGCCTGGCAATCACAGGTGATTTATCGCCACACCCGAGGCCTGCGCAGGCCTGGCGGGAATGGCATGAGAAATGATCACTGACAATGGACTTGTTTGATTTCACAAGTGTTCGCCCTGTATCTCCTCCCGCGCCTTATCTCGGGGGAAAGAAACAGCTTGCCCAGCGCCTAGCCTCGCTGATCGAGCAAATCCCCCACTCGCTCTATGCCGAGCCTTTCGTCGGCATGGGTGGCGTCTTCTTTCGTCGATCGCTCATCCCTCGATCAGAGGTCATCAACGATCGCTCCGGTGATGTTGCGACAGTGTTTCGGATCCTGCAGCGTCATTACCCTCAGCTGATGGAGGTCATGAAATTCCAGATCACGTCCAGGCGCGAATTTGAGCGGCTGACTGATACAGATCCAACCACTTTGACCGATCTGGAGCGCACTGCTCGATTCCTTTACCTCCAGCGCCTGGCGTTTGGAGGCAAGGTAACCGGCCGAAACTTTGGCGTCGACACCACTGGCCCTGCCCGCTTCGACATCAACCGCCTCGGGCCTATCTTCGAGGCTGTCCACGAACGGCTGTCGCGAGTGGTCATTGAAAACCTTGACTGGTCAGATTTCATTGACCGCTATGACCGTCCCGAAACGCTTTTCTATCTCGACCCGCCTTATTGGGGTTGCGAGAATGATTACGGGAAGAACGTCTTCAGCAGGAAAAGCTTCACCGCCTTAGCTGAGCGGCTGGGTCAGATCAAAGGGAGGTTTATGATCTCTCTCAATGACACCCCTGGCGTTCGGGAAACCTTTGCCGCGTTCCCGATGGCTGATGTAGGATTAACCTACACGGTTACTGGCGGCGCTGGGAAAAACGTAGGCGAGGTCATCATCCTCGATGGCAAGAGCCCGATGCCTGCTAATTTGCCTCACTTTTAAGGTGAAGCCGCCCAGCAGAAGTGGGCGGCTTCCTAGTTAAGCGCTGGATATAGCTGCGATTGTAATGCGACTTAACTTAAGCCCGAATAGTTATCTCAATTGCCTCGACGGGTACGCCGAAGGCAGCAGAAAGTCCTTCCTTAGCTTCCGCAATTGTAAGGCGAAGACTTTTCTCATCTTCTTGAGCATCGGCATCCATAATTTTTTTTTCAGATTCAACGGCATCTGGCATTGGTTTAAATTCCAAATGAGCTGGGTTAATGCCAAGGTCTTCCAAAGTGGTATACCTGACTGGGTTGCGCCATCCCTTCCCCCATACATTAGGAACAGAGATTTCGGCATATTCAGAAAACTGGATAAGCCAGCGTTCAGGATTCTCTGGCGATGGAACCACATCGTTGATCTTGCCGACCAAGAATCCCGTTGCGTGCGGTTCCGTTCCTTCGGCATCGCGAGTGTTCGCGTTTCGTGTACAGACAGCGTATTGATACCTTCTCGCATGCGACCGGTTAAGGGCCCAGGAGCAAGTGCCCCCTACGCTTAGAATATGCTCAGAACTCTTAAAAGTAAGGACAACAATAGCCTCATTTACCTGCGTCATCGGCATCTCCTCTGCTTCGATGAAGATAAATGTATAGATACTTACGATATAAATCAAGCCGAAAACCGCGATTTATCGGGCATTTATAAACGAACTATCGCAAATATATGATAAATATCGATAATTTTCTTATAAACAGGGCCGTTGAATTCGTTTCTTTTCGGGCTGCACAAAGAGCTAGGCTGACCAGCAGTAACATAAATATCTCTACAGCTGGGCCTCGGGGCGCCTAATCCATATCTGGAAGCTCACCTTGCTTAAACAGGATTGTCGGCGGGCCGTATTCACCAATGTCCGGATCCGCCTCTCGGCTCCAAGCGACAACGCTGGGGTAGCTGGTTGCCAGTAGTCTGGCTTCACGCGTGGCACGCTCTTCAGTGTCGATCTGCCGAGGGTCGAAGGCCGGAATGAACTCGCCTTCGTCGCCGCGCTTGAACGCTGCAAGGACAATCAGTTTTTTCGACATGGTAACTCCGATCAGTTTGCCAGCTTGATCAGTTGCTCATCTGGCAGCGGCCTCTGAAGCGCCTTTGCCTCGTCCCACGGCTTTGTCAGCCATGTTTCGATATCCTCTTCACTACGTAGAATGACCGGCATCGCTTTCGGATGGATTGGGCCGACAACACCGTTCGGCTCAGTGGTCAGGAAGGCATAGAGGTCCGCCTTGATCAGCCCTTCCTTGACCTTGCGAACGCTCTCCCATTGAGGCACCCACAAGCCTGCAAAGAACATCAGGGGCTGGCTTTCGTCTCCTGCAAACCACGCATTCGGCGTCCTGCCTCCGTCAACCTTGCTGGCTGGGTCCGGTTCGGCAAAGCGCGTCAACGGCACGACGCAGCGGCTTTCGACGCCCAGCCAACGCTTCCAATGCTGGCTACTTGTGTTGCGAATGTTGGTCGTGCCGCCATCGGGCTCCATCTTCAGCAGTTCGTCGAAATCAACGTCTTTGCCTTTGGCCCGGAGTTTGTCAGCGCGCTTGGTGGCTGCATCGAGCAGCGCTTTGCGGGATGAGGGCATTCCCCACCGCACCATAGCTAGCTCACGCTCACCGTTGTTGTTGCGGACGATAGGGGCAGGGTAGTCCGGATAGACATCCAGAGATGGTGGCATGTTACCCAACCGATCAAGCGCCTTGGTCAGCGCCCTGATGGCGTCCTGGTTGGTTGAGACGTTGTAGAGGTTACACATGCATTCCTCTCCGCTTTCAGAGTTTGACGTCTTTCCATATCGGAACGTGCTTCACTTCGATCCGTTCGAGCCGCCTCACAATAAGGCCAACCTTTTCTCGCGCTAGCAGTGTCACAAACGATGCCGATACCGAGTCTCGCTGCCCGCATCGCTCACAACGAAATTGACCCCGAAGCTGGAAGGCGTTGACGTTGCCGCAGAGTTGCTGAATGTCTTCTGGCAGGTAGTAACGGCTAATCTTGCAGATGATGCAATCCAGCCGGACGAACTGCCCAATCTCGTGTGCTGTAGAGAGGCGAGGTATCTTATTGTCACGGTAGGGATGGGTGCGGCCTGCGTAGTATCCGGCTGGCATCAGTCGCGCTCAAAGCGAGGGCTCCAGCCCCTTGTCATACCTCGGCTCATCGCCCCTTCTGCCAGCACAAGCTGTTGCTGCAAATGCCGTAGGTCGTCCAGCAGCGTCCCGATCGTCGCTATGGCGTCGCCGTTATGATAGGCGAGCGCGAGGTCAACATCTGACGCTGCTGGTGTGTCGATCATCTCGACTGCAGACATGGCTTCTCCTTGGCGCCAAGCGCGCTCTAACAAAAAATAACAGGGACCAACCGCTTCCCTGCGGTATTTGTTCCTATTATGTTCTCGTTATATTAGGAGTCAATATCGAGGCGTGGGGCTCCTGCCATGCTTCGTAAAGCGTGAGCGTTAAACTGCATTGACGCACATTAACGCGCGTCAATCAATTTTGGCGCGATCCATCAGCTCCTTCAGGGCTTCTGGATAGCTCATACGGTTTTCCATGGCCCATGTTACAAAGCGATTGTAGGTTGTAATCGGTGGGCGGATGTTGAGATTGGCGGATGGCTCAGCATCCCGCCGACGATTTACCTTCTGGATTGGCTCACGCGATACAAATCCGTGGCGGGCAGCCACCTCGTCGACCTTATGGATCGGAACAGATGGGGCGGCGTCGGTATCCGGTTTGATCGTTCCGAGTTTGTTTGCGAAACCAAAGTCTTTGCCGCTCATGCCGCTTTCTCCTGCAAGGTTACCAGGTTGATTAATTCCTCGGCTAGCTGCAATGCGTTCTCCCGCGCTTTTGGCAAACCGTTCACTTCACTCTCATCCAACTCATTCAGGTCTACCTGATGATAGAACATGCTCTTGAAAGCAGCCCGTTCATTCAGGTGGTTTTTGAAGAGTGGGATTTCACCGCCATTCAGCTGGTTCAAGATTGCCTTTTCCAGCTTGGTCGGAATGGCCGGTGAGGTGCGAGTGAACAGTACGCGGTAGGGGATCGTCTTATCGAAAGACTCGCCCTCGTCCTGGATGAGATGAATCGCGCGAGCTGCCAATTCGGCATCCGTTGGACTCGCCTGTATCGGGATGATGACCAGATGCGCGCGAAACAAGGCACGAGACATCAAGCGACTTGCCGTGCCTTCAAGATCTACAAATACGAACTGCTGCTTGGTGCGGTGAAGATCGAGCTTGGCCTTGAACGTCTCCTCGTCTGTCGCACTATCGACGATGACTGGATTGGAGGACGGACCTGATCTCCACCCTGCGATCGGCTGATTGCGGTCACAGTCCAATATCGTAACGCTAGCCCCTTGGCGGGCCAGTGTGGTTGCGAGAACGAGCGTTGTTGTTGACTTCCCTGCGCCCCCTTTGGGGTTTGCCACGGCGATAACCGGCATCGGCAGTCTCCTGAGTTGAAAGCGTTGTGTAGCGTCAAGATGGACGCGAATGCTTTCGCAAGCGTTAACGGGCGTTATAAGTAACGCACATTAACGCTAATGCGTCAACGTTAACGCACGTATCGATCAGCTTCCCAGGCGGGGAGGGGACTTAAAAGCCATCCTGAGAGCGGTGTTGACCCGGCCATTTTCTTCTTCGGCTGAAGCCATAGAAAGACTGACTTCATACAGAGCGACCAAGACCTCGGAGCGCTCCCAACCGCTGCTAACCGCCTCATCGATGACCGCCTGAAAGGCAGGCTCTACTGCCATCTGACAATCCACCTCTCTATCAGGGTAATTACTTGGATCGCGCGGTGTGTCCATTGTTGCTCCTCCTTTGAGATATGAGCTAACGTGGATGCTGCTGCCTTGTTCAATCTGCTCAACAAATGCAGATGATGCTCGGCCCGTAAGTCACTGAAAGTGTGTGGCCGTTTCTACCACTACGACCGTAAATTGCGCCTACAGTCCGTCCGTCAGATCGAGACGAATATAGTCTCTTAACCCCGATAAGTAACCCTTATCGAACATGATACGTACACAACATTTGTACACGATCGAATTCGATGGTACAGTCCCTCTAGAAGCACGAACCCGGAGCGGACAATGCCTCAGACGCACTACAAGATCAGCGAGGCGCGCAGGAACTTCGCCGAGGTTCTTGATCGCGCCAATCAGGGCGAAGAGATCATCATCATGCGCGGAAACGAGATTTATGCCCGTATTGGTCCGGCTGATCCCGCAGGCAAGCGACCCTTCGGACTCCTGGCCAAGCGAGGCCTTCCAGATGACCTGTTTGACGAGCATGATCCTGAGCAGGCTGCAATCGATGCCGGCGAATGGAACGACGACGTCGGAATCTTCCAAGGCGAAGCGGTCAACGGGGACAAGCGCTCGTGAAGCTTCTTCTCGATAGCCACGCGGTCTATTGGTGGACGATCGGGAGCGCGCGACTTTCAGCAAGTGCACGCTCCCTCATCGAAGACAAGCGTAACGCCGTTCTCGTCAGCGCGGTCTCCTTCTACGAACTTGACAACAAGATGCGGCTGAAGAAGCTTGACCTCAAGCCGCAGGAGTTGCGCGCTGCTATCACTTCCAGCGGCTTTCAGACTCTCGCCATCAGTGACGTGCATGCGGAACTTGCGGCGGCTTTCGACTGGGAGCATCGGGACCCATGGGACCGGATCCTCGCGGCGCAGACACGGCTCGAGCATTGCGCACTGATCTCGACGGATGTTGTGTTCGATGCTGTTCTGCAGGAGAGGGTCTGGTAGGAGAAATCTGTGAGAATTATCGTCAACGTAACGGAAGCAGCAGAACGGCTCGAGGAGTTGATTGAACTTGCATTCCGTGGCGATGACCTGATCGGCTGTTACCAGCGCGGCTTAGTCATTAGCGCGCGAGGTAGTCCATGATAATCTTATCAGTCTCAAGCAATTTTTGAATAAATGCGGCCGTATCAATATCGCCCTCTATAGGCGCAGCTTTCAGGGGCTCAATTTTCACCGAACGGCGTTTGATGCGTGTAGAAGCTTTGGAATAGACCGCCCCTATATGCCCGCTCGATGCCGCAGCATACGCCCATCCTGCAAGGATACCCTTGCGACAGTTGCGTGCGGTGCGAACTACGATCTTTTTCTTGGGCTTCTGGTTCATAGTGTTTCCTGTGCCTGACCTATAGCGCATTTATCCGCGAATGAACAGATTCAGACCGATCAACACCCAACGACAGTCCAACCTTGGTTCAGATCTGCATCCTGTAGACAGATATAACTGTTGCCAAGGCACGGCGTACAGAACCCAAAAATCGCGCGCAAAGGTCTTTTTTCTAACGCCTTCTCTATCTGAACCAGCAATACCAACCCCTTATCGTAGTCGGAATGTGCGTAATTTGACGGACAGGAACGATTTCTAGTACTGTGCATTGTGGGGGCGGCGGAGGCAGTGATGCAGGACCCGGACCATAGCCCATTGAGCATTATCAGCGAGCAAATCCTCGACGAGGAGTTGCGTTCGAAAGTCTTGTGCTTGGCAAGCCAATTAACGCCGTATCCTCTCACGCAGGCTGAGCTGGTATCGATTGCAATGGATTATCTTGCGCAACACGATCAAAACGCTCTTTCTATCGAGACTGCATACGAGGCGATATTCCATCGTATGCTCAACCGTGTCCGGGCCGTCCTGCTCAACAAAGACCCTTAGTGTCTTCGTCCATCGTCATTCTGAAATATCAGCGCTTCTTCTATCTGGCGAATACGGGGCGAGCCGCCACGTAGCTGAAATCCCGGCCACTCGCCGTTTCCAGGTGCAATAAAGACGAAAGCTATATTCAACCGTTTCAGTTCCTCCGAAAGTTGGAGGATGTGGTCAACTTCCAGCTCTGCATCCATAACCGCCCCGAGAAGTTCATCGCGCGGAATTTGACGCACATCCTCAATGGTGTCGCATTCCATCAGCGCTATCCCTTCTACGAGCCATCGTGCGATGACCTGAGGAGTAAGAACGCCTGGTTGGCAGAAAGCTGCAACGGTTCTGAGCGACATGAGCAAAGCCTTTTACTCGCAGAACCCTAAAACTTTAAAATAGTTTCGGAGCTACCTGGAGAGATGAGGCCAGACAAAGGCGGAGAGGTGTGCGTTGGGCTAGCAAGTTTAACCTGACCGATATGACGCTGACCAGCCTAAGAGTTGCGATCAAACGTTCCTTTTATAGCATCTGCTTAGTTTGAACACACAGTAAAAAAAACCCCCGGATTGCTCCGGGGGTTCGTCTGTCTAATTCAATCTTAGAGAGTGGCGAAGTCCGTTGCCGTTACGTTAACCAAGCCAGTCAGCTTGATCACGCCGTCTGTTGTTGCATTAAACGTTGTATCTGCCGAGTTATCGACAACGATGTAGGTGTTGCCCTGATACTGGAAATACGAAACTGCAGCGTTGACCGCACCCGTTCCAGCCGATGCCAAGTTCAATGCACCCTGGAAGTCAGGAGCTGCGCTTACGTTAACAGCAGTTGCAGCGAATACACCCGTTCCATTCGTGAGGTCGGCAACGTTGATCTTGTCAGTACCGGCTGTGAAGTCAGCAATCGTTGTCAGCTGCGTGGAGCTTGCATCTGCAACGGCATCAAACACGAAAGTATCGGCACCAGCACCACCAGTGTAGGTATCGCCGCCGCCAGTGGCATTAATCGTGTCAGCACCGGTACCACCCGTGATGAAGTCCTGAGCATCAGAACCAACAATGTTCAACTTGCCAGTGAATGCAGAAGCATTAACCGTGCTTGCTGTAGCGAGACCGTTCGTATCTGCACCAGCGGCAACAGCTGTACCGATCGTCAGATCGTGTGCACCTGTGATAACAACGTTAGTCGACGTCAGAGCGCCAGCGTTGGACTGACCCGTGATAGTCGTAACCGCGTTCGGGTTAGCAGCGTCGTTAACACCGATCGAGGCAAGATTGATCGTGCCCGTGCCAACCTGCGTTGCCGTGTTGTTGGTGAAGTTGACAGTGAGTGCGCCAACATCGCCACCGTTACCGGCAATGCCTTCAAGCGAAACGTTTACTGCAGTAACACCCGCAGAGCCGTTCAGAGTTGCAGCGCCAGCATTCAGTTCGCCAAACGCATAAGTACGCGCGGAGCCAGCAGCATTCACCGTATCTGTGACACCAGCACCGGAGGTGTTAAACAGGATTTTAGTGATGTCGTTGTTGGTAAACGTCGTGCCGCTGATCGTCGTAGCAGCTGTACCGGTGAACTCGAGAGTTTCAAAGCCGGTAACCTTGCTGTTCAGAGCAGCGAGCGTGCCGTTGGCCACAACAGTGCTATAGTCTGCGCCCGTTACAGAAATGGTGTCTGTGCCAGCACCGCCAACAACCGTGTCGCTGGTGTTGAGGTTACCAGCAAAGATGAAGCGGTCGTCGCCTGCACCACCGGTTACGGTCGTGTTGCTTGCACCGAGGGCAACAGTTACGCCAGCAGTGTTGGCAGAAGCGTTGACAGTCGTCACACTGGTTTCGAGCGCGCCAGTGATCGTGATCTTCTGGTTACCAGAAAGGTTAACCGTCGTTTCAGTACCTGTGGAGCTGCCAAGCGAGGCGAGCGTGCTGGCCGCAGTGCCGCCTGCCGCAACATTGAGCGTGGTCAGAGCAGCGCCCTGAACGTCTACAGCACCAAGCGTGCTGCCAGCAACGTTGACAGTAACTGCCGTATCAGCTGCAGACGTAACAACAGTAGCGTTCGCGCCACCAGTTACGCCGGAGTAGGCAACGTTCTGATTAGCATTGATCGTGAATGTTGTCGCAAGTGCGCTGTTCACGAGACCGACGGTCTCAACAGAGGTACGCGCAGAAACGTCAGCACCCGTAAAGCCAGCGGCAGGAGCAGAGAAGTTAACGTTCTCAACGCTCGTCAGGTTTGGAATAACAGATGTAGCAGTTGCACCAAAGATGTTGAGCGTATCAGAGCCCGCACCACCGTTGATGGAATCAGCAGCTGTGATCGTTGTTGCATCACCCACGAACGTGTCGTTACCAGACGCACCGGTCAGGCTGTCGATGTTCGCTGTCAGCGTGAATGTTGAACCTGGGTTGCTCGACGAGTTGGTAACCATCGTAGCTACTGCAGCATCGACAGCAGTCTGAGCAGGAACAGTCGTCGTCACACCCTGAAGGAACGTGCGGCCAGCGTCTGCAGCAGCTGTACCAGAGTACGCTACAACTTCTGGACCCGTATCGAGAGCAGCCGTGT